AATTTTCTCTCCAATCAAGCAATTGTTGATAGTTCAAGGGCAGAATTTTTAACAAGCTGTCAAGTTTCAAATATAGCCAACGGTCAAGGTAGCGCAAGTCGTAATTGTAGTGACTGTGAAAAATTTATAATCATCACAAATGCATTTAATCAATTAATGAATGGGCGGTATAATCCAATAGAAGGGACATCACCGCCGGCATATAAACAAGTCAATGGTAACTATTTTATCGGGTTATATTCTGGTTATATAAACAATACACCACCGAACCCGCCACCTGGGGCCCCCGCACTATCATCCCCAACGCTATTTTGGGGAATAAATGCATTCCAGCCTCCTGATCCAACAACCACCGCAGAGTATTATTTAAGGGGAGGTCCATATGGAACATTATTGGGAAAGAATAACTTTAATTTAAAACACGACGACACGCAGACGCTCACTGTCTGCGAAACCCTGATGTCGGCGCCCAATACCCAAGTCCCATGTAAAACGATAACATTCAACTATAACGAACACTGTACCTGTAAAAAATCGTTAATTATTTTGAATGCTTTTAATCAATCGCTGAATGGGCAGTATGATTTAATAGCAGGAATGTCGTCTGGAGTGTATAAACAAGTCAATGGTAACTATTTTATAGGATTATATTCTGGGTATATAAACAATACACCACCGAACCCGCCACCCGGGGCTCCCGCACTATCATCCCCAACACTATTTTGGGGAATAAATGCATTTGCGCCACCGAATCCAACGACCATAGCTGAATATTATTTCACGGACCCAACGTATGGAACATTAGTGAGTGAGGATAACTTTACTTTAAAATACGATGACACTTTTATATTGTCAATATGCGAGACATTGGTGTCTTCACCAACTCCTAATACTCAGGTGCAGTGTAAAAAGCTGATACTTAAAAGTAATGTAGGATGTTGTTTACTAAATTGTAATAATATTATAGGCATTGATTGCTCTCTAAATACTATGAAATGTACCCAGACGAGCAATGATTGTGCAAAGAAAGGATATACATTATGCGAAGCTCAGAATAATAATTGCAAGGCTGTTTATAAAAGGAGCAATCCAAAATTCTCTACCCAAGGGGCGGTTTCCGGGGGATCGCGAATAAACAGATTAAAATATCAGACTCAATTAAAAGCACAGTCGGTACACAGACCAACGAAATTTTTCCCGGGAGGAAAACCTGGCACTGTTGAAGCAAGACCGTATACAACAGCTGCTAATAATAATATGACGTATAGAGGAACGCCCTATGAAAAAGTTAATACAACTAGAGGTGTAAATGCCACTAATGGAACATACCCTGTCTCACTTTACAGAAATACATACCCGCGATATAAAGGCAATTTAAGCGGATTGTGTCTTGGAAATATGGGTTTAACATTGAATAATAGACCCCAAAGATGTGTGATGCCGCCCGGACAACCCGCATGTCGTGCACTACAAACCTTACCCGAGAAATGCCATTTTAGATGTGCACCAAATGTTCATTATAATTGTACTGTTGGTAAGAAGCGGTAATAAAATTGAATTAATATATTAGTTAATAAATAACCAATATATTACCATACGCACGTTTTCCGACGCTATCGTATACTTTCCTTGAATAACCACCATGTCCACTCTATCAACAATTGCGGGATTGTACAATCCGAAGAAAAAGAAGCTAGAGAACTACCTCAAAAGGGCAGCTACATTGCGCCTCAATGCTGTCACAACAGACACCGTCGCTCATAAAAAATGCAATATTGCCAAAGGAACGTTATTTAATAAAGAGATGAAAAATGTAGTCATTATGCAGACTATACTATCTATGGCGGATGTAATGCCTACAAAATCCTACTCTAAAGTCAACAGATCCATCTTAGAAAATATCGGTTGTGGAACATATACAAGTACAGATGGAGCGGATTACCTTTATAATTATGTGTATTTATACAGTAATATTCAAGAAGCTATTTCGGAAAAGAAAATTATTTATCTGATGTTAGGAATGCAAGAATATTGTCTTGTGGAAGGTGAAAAAGAGAACTTTTATTCAACACACAGTACTTGTTTAATCCTCATTCCGGGAGACGATGAGTACAATGCATATTATATTAACTCTCACGGTCGGGACATGGTTGATACATGTAATTTCGTACGCAAAATTACAAAGAGGAGAACCAAAACGGTCTCTTTCAAACATCCTTATGAGTTGGTATTTATTCGCGATCTCATAGATTATTGGAACACGTTAAAAGATTTCAACGACAAGCCTATACAAATCAATTGGACAAGGGGTCCCGAGCACACCTATTGGAGTACCGACCTTCAAGCAGGTGATTACCACGGTCTCTGTTTTATGTTTCCACAAGTCCTCCTACATCACATGGGAGAGTTTTATAAACGCGAGAAATGTATTACTACGCGGTGGGGTGAAATCAGATTTAACTCTGGGGAGAAATTGCTGAAGGATGGGAAGCTTGATGTCTTTGTTAAATATGCATTTACTTGCTTTAGTGATGATTATACCAAGATATTTAATGAGTCCATTGAAAAGAGTTATAAAAAATCAGAAAATGACCCACTGCAAATATTTATTGAAAAAGGAAGAACGGCTTTTGTGAAATGTATCTTATGTTCCCTTGTTAGATATATGTGTCAAATCTAGCTGATTCTAATGATACATATCTTTAGAAACAATGCCACCAATTTTGAAAACAAGTATAAGTGCGAACGCCGATATTTATGATTTAAATGGTCAATGGTTGCCTAGAGGAAATTACTATTTTTCTATTACTGAGATATCAAATACTAACGTAAATGGGACGCTAAGTGATCGCAGTTTTATAGCAGAATATTCATTTAAGCCAGATTTGGTGATTAGGATGATGGCAATTGCCCAGGCTAGATTGGCGAGGCGAGCTAATATTTCTCATGAAAATATGCCATCGCTTCCATCCCCTACAGAATCGCATAGTTATCCGCGCAATTTGTTACCCAGTCTTGTAGGGACAAATAATACAACAAATGAAAGACGAGTTCGGTCATCTCCACGAGAAAGTAATCCAAGACGCGCCGTTGAGGTAAATAATGAAAGACCTATGTGTACAATTTGTCTAGATTTTGTAGATGAAAACGCGGGTAGAACCTTACCTTGTATGCATAGATTTCATGAGCCGTGCATTTCTCGTTGGTTAAGAACTAGACCGCATTGTCCTGTCTGTAGAAGAAGAGTAAATGGTAGAAATGCTCGTGCTCGCGCACCAAACAGAGTACGTATGACAAATAGCTCACAAGCTATTATACGAGATGCAAGACGTCAAGTTTCTGACTATCAAAGACGAAATAGAAGACGAGAATATAATAGAATATATGCAGGTTCGCGCGTCGGATTAATAGGATAAAAATCCTAGCGTACTTTAAATGGGAAAAAACAAAAAAAAAGGCACCAAGAGGGTCAAAAAAGAAATAGTATATAGAACAAAAGAGCAGCGACAAGAAGAAGTAAAAGAAATTATTAGAAAACTTAGTGAATTTCAATTGAATATTAAATACGACCCAGTGCGAAAATTATACGAGTTATTTAAAGAATATATAAGCGAAGGGCGTCGGATTGAAGTCAATATACCTTTTCCTGATATTAATCGTAGAATTAAAGGATTGCTTGCTACCTCTGTTCGCGAAGAGGTTTGGATAAATCTAAAGAACGAGAAGTTTAATTAGAGCTACAGAAGCGCAAATATCGTCAATGTTACTTGTTGGGAATTTAATGTTTTCGATAATTGTATGTGTATTATCATGAGCCCAAGCTTGTCGCCAACGAGAATCCGCAAAGTCCACTAAAGCAGTAGCGTCCGATTCACCACTGATGAATTCCAGATCATGGTAGCAGGTCATTCCCCAGAAACCATCTGTGGCTACAACAATTTTGTAATCTTTCCGATTATCCATTTGTAAAATATAATGCCCCATTACATTCCCAGTTTTTCCTTCATGTCCCAATGCATTTGTCATATTAATGGCATCGCCCTCGCCGAAATCAAATATTGCCGCAGGAACAGACTTAATAAGCTGCGAATTTACTACCTCTATGTCCCACTGACCGCTTCTTTTAATTCCCCGCATACTACAATTCTCTGAAATACGCTTTATCTCCTCTTTATTATAGCGATCATGGTCCTTTGATTTATAAATGACTTCATTGTCTGAATAAATTTTAATACTCGAATCGCCGATGTAACACAATTCAATAATACCTGGCTCTACACCGCAATCGCCGTGTCCTCCGGATATAACTTTATGATCGGTAAACCGTACTATGGAAAGACAGGCACCATCATTAATACCTTTTAGTTTGTTAATGTCCTCGCGCAACCGAGTAATGAGATCATGTAACGATTTTGTATCTATAAGTGTAGACCAGATTTGTGAGCGCAAGTACTCTATTGTTCTTGACGTGCGCCCGTGACCGTCTGCCGCAATGCAAAAGTGCCATTTTCCACTATCGGAAACTCCGGAAACTCCAAAGTCCTGTTTACTAGTTGCCTGTTTTATGGCTGTGGAAAGTCTTATTCTTTCTGTAGCAACAGCTACAGATTTTTGTTCGCATACCGCGGAGTTATCGTGCGTGGTTTCCGTGAAAGCCGACATAGTTGTTGTGCGTGTGAATAATATTATATTCTATTGATATTATTCACTTCAATTTAATTGTGATGTATAAAGGGGGAACGTCTAACCTTCCTATTTTCACTGGACATGAAAATATTCCCCGTGTTGGCACTTTTATAGTGTGGTATATTATTCTGTTCACACCATTGTATACACTTTTGAATATTATTATTTTTAATTTGTTGTATTTTTTCCCCTTTTCGTTCTTTGTTTTCAATGAAACGCAGTGTTGTAAGTATGTTATCAATTTGCTGTGCCCCTAAGATTGCATTTATTTCTTCAACGCGTTTTATAAAATGATATGGTAAATCTACATCAAGTAAAGCACCTATCGTTAGATTATCAATGCTTGGATTGTTCAAAATGACAAGCACCGCTCTTAATTTTTTTACTAGCGCCTCAGAAGGGACTTGTTTAAATCCCTCGCAAACAATATATCTTTCTGAATTTGCTGTACGACTAGTGCAGGGTTTCGTTATAAAAACCGATGTATAAAAACAACTGAGTATGAAAATAATATCAATCGTACCTTTCAAAAACGTATCGAAGGTTTTTAATATGAAAGAGCCGCCTATTTTTTGCATAGTAATGGCATAAATAACTTCAGCAAATATCAATTTCATCGCCATCAATTCCTGCTTATTAAAGTCTACAGAAAAATCAAACCCTCCATCTGCAGTAATAACATCAATCTGATTTTTATATTGACTATAACAATGATCTAGATTTTCTGGAGTATATAAGTTACCCGTCCCGTCGGCACCAGCCTCAATCGTTATATTCGGATTTTTTCTTAAAAAAAGTGCACTCTTTTTCCATCCTGGAACATTCTCATTTTTATTATCTACAAGTGTCATACCATAATACATATCCTTGGAATTATATCTCAAATGTGTCATCGCTTCTATAAAACCACCGGGACCCTCGGCTAAATGAAAACTTTTTATAGGTTCGTTATCGTAATCTTTGAATATATCTTGAGAATTACATATTTCTATTAATTTAAAAAAAGCTCTGGAAAGCGGTTTAATCTTACTAATTGCTTGTTTCCCATTAGGTATTTGAGTATGAATATACTCATATTGATTCGTTACGCGTTTTACATTATCCCACTCCTGAGGATATTTATTTATTCGCAATTTAACCATATTCAAATATTGTGAAAGCGTCGTGCTTAAAAAGCAGGTTGTTACCTTATCGTCTGCAAAACGAATTCTTATATGATCAGGGAGTATATGAACTGTACCGGATGGAAGTCTATATGCATTCATTCTTATTATAACATAATAATGGTGACTATTTATATCATTTGGATATTTATTCATCATCGGAAGGCGGTTTCTTCACTCTCACCTTCCCCTTGGGTTTTTTTACCTTTACTTTAATCTTCGCCTTTTTCTTTTTACCCACTTTAACTTTTACCCTCGTGCCTGGCGCGATTGCTACAACAGGTTCTTCAACAGGATCTGCTATCTCTGGAATCACTATGGATGGTGTTTGCGCAACCGTTCCTATCTTAATTTTATTTTTCATTTTCTTTACTCTTGGTCTTTTTGCCGCCTTGGCAGTTAAAACCAGATTAATTTTACCTTCCTCTGCTTGTATTTCAGCTGCCGCTTGCGGTGAGCTATCAATTAACATCCTACTTACCTTCTCAGCATTTACGTCACGGACCTTTTTAAATATAAAGTAATTATTCAAGAATGAAATTTTCTTTTCATCCGTAGTTAGCTCTGCGGCTGTACCTATATTATTTTTACGTATCTTTCTTAATTTGAGTTCGGTTTCCATCTGATAAAACAACTGATCAAAGCCGCCCATTGATGCAGGCAACCCTATTGAACGCGCTTCTTCAGTAGTCAAAAGGGTGAAACCATAGTTCTCCATAATGCGAACTAAGTATTGATAATTAACGAGATATTCGGAAAATGTCTTATTGATAGACTCCTGGAATACATCAATTTGATACCCCAAAGAAGATGAATCGTTGTTAAATTCCTGAGCAGAATACTGTTTTTTAATTTCCCACATTTTGGTACCATCCTTAGTACGAATAGATATGCTATCACCCAACCGTTTCTTTTGAAGTCGTCTGAACACCTCGCGCCCATTATAACTTGTTCCTATGAAATAGCCTCCAACAGAACAGCATTCGGAAACATTTCGTAAGAAGTTATTGAGTGTATTGGCATCTTTGAAGAAGTAATGAATAGAGAACTGATTCGACACCACGTCAAAACCATCACGACCCTTTCCATATTGTCTATAGACTCCTTTACCCAATTTGGCTTCATCTTTTGGTCCATCACCGAATACGGCGCGAGTTATCTCCTTTCCTTTATCTGAAAATATAGCCTCTGTGGAGCGAATATTTAATCCACTATTCCCATGAACAAATAATGCATAAGGCATGGAACGAAATTGTTTCCTGTAATTGAGGAAACGAGCGCAAGCCCCGTTCAATCTATTTTCTATATTATCCCTAGATAGATCAAGTCCAAACACAAACGATAATTTTGCTGCAATCCATTTTGGAAAATCACCACCTTTTCCAACCGTCATATCAATAAGTGTCCCACCTCTTTTTGAGGCTGAAAGTATCAGCGCTCTCTTGACATATAGATTGTGAAAGTCTCTCAAAGAGCGTGTGACAGTCCCCGATGATTTCTTATTATAGTATATATCATCATCAGCAATCAGATCGGGAATCCCGATTCCAGTCGTTATCATTTCTTCCGTGATAGGATTATGAATAGAATTCCATACACTTTGCGCCACATGATATGCGTTTCCATAATTTCTTCCACCGCTCCTATAATCAGCGGTTTTGTCTAAACGAACTTTAATCGGAACCCACTGCCAAAACTTATCCTTCGTCTGGTCATATTTAAACTCAACAATCATTTCATCCTCAATAACCGCTGTCTTATCTTCCGTAGTCATTATTTTTATATTGCCAGTATCTTCCAGTACTATATTACATAGATATGCGGGATATTGTGGCGTTGGATTCATTGGATAAAACGGAACTGGTTTATATTGAGAAGCCTCTTCGCGCGTCGTTTGTCTTGGTAATCTGTCTTGTATAATATCTTCGCAAGGATTTAAATAACCGTCACGTCTTTCATCAAATCCAACACGCAATTGTAATGTTTTGTATTGTGTCATATTATCCACTGCTCTCATGTCATCGCCTTGCTCAAATATATTTTTCACAATATCTGTACCTCCTTCTGTTTTCATAGTAGTTACAAGGAAGTCAATAGTATTATGTTCAGGAGGTTTCCATTTGAAAGAAGCGCGCCAAGTCCTTTTTACCGGATCCAAAACTTCGCCTACTCTTTCACTACCAACACCTGTATTTGCGGGGGTGAATATTAATCCATCCGTCTCATATTCAAATAAGTCGTCGCGGACTCGCTCAAGGACTGTTCGACAGTTTTGGAAAATAGCATTGTTTTTATTATCTGAATAATGAAATTCTTTTGCTTTTATTTTAATTGGAATATCTGCAGATTCAATAACAGATTGTAACTTTAAATGCGTCATGAATTTCTTGAGAGCAACCAAGCGTCCCCGCTCATCCATATCCGTAACTACACCACCATCATCCGTCACCTCTGTTTCTTCGTAAAATGGTTGATCCCTTAGATCTTTTTTGTTGATATAGTAGATATCAAATGCGAGATAATTATTAATAAACAACCCATATTTATTATGCGGAACGTGTTCCCCATCCAGTATTGAATTGAAAACTTCCTTGACTTTGGTAATTGCACCAGTGAATTGAACATTCATATTCACATCTATCATATAAACCTTGCCTTTGTCGTTGATAAATAACAGTTTTCTAATACCATCTGCCTTTTCTGTTACGGTGTACGGGGATCTAATATTGGGAACCACCATATCATCGGTTAGTGGTGCAATATTGGGACGTTCAAGGGAAATAGACGATGGTCCTACAAAATCCCTTGTTCTTACCCGTCTTGCGGGTGGTTCCTTATAAAGTACATGCATGTACTCGCCAAGTATATTATCTTGTTCAGTATAAGATATTGGAAAATTAGAATTCTGGATACCAGACATCACGTATTTAATTGTCTCCCTTAGTTTACCCAGTAAATGTGCTCCACTGCCAATATAATTACTATTGTCTACTTCAATCTCAATCTCATATGTTTCGGGATTATTCAGTACTCCAGAGCTTTCAATTCGGAACTCGGGTACTAATCTGCGACCTATCTTTTTTGAAGAGCGAACAACACTACAATCTATACGAACAGGGAAATTTTGCGAATCCGAACCATAACCCCCCGTGAAGTTATGTTTTTTAAATGAGAATCTTTTTATTAAACGATACACCTTCTTTTTTTCATTCCATGACTGTAACAGATCTTGAACAATACCAAAGTCTTTTTTCAATACCTTTTCTTCTTTATAATTTACTCTAAATCTAAAGTCGTCAAAATTTATAGGGAATAATTTTTGTCCATTATGAACCTTGATAACCTTCTGCATAAAACTGACTGACGAAGGGGGGTTACTGAAATCAAATCCATTATTTTTACAATAATCCTGAATATTTTTAATACCAGCAATAGTGGTGCGAATATTCCCAATGCCGGTTTTCCCTGTTTTCTGATCTATATATTGATTTTGAATGTTTAAATGGTATTGCCCAGAAGCCGTAGTTGTCCATCCCAAAGATTTCAACTTTGAAATAACCGACTCGAATTCAATCTGCGTCAAGTCTCTTTTATATCCGAAAACAACCTCCAATTCATCATTCTTATGATTCTGATTAGCACCGGGTGCGCGACCAGCTGCATAAATATCCGTATATTCCACTAATTTCTCTGTGGGTGTTTTATCATCTGACATTGTATATATATAAGTTAATATAATTAATGTTTAATTCAATTTAAATTTTGCTACTGATCATACTATATAGCTGTTTTTTGGTATATTTTTTATCATTCTCATCCAAAAGTGGTATCTGTAGTTTTTTACAAATATCTTTAATTGTACCAACCTTATAGCTGGATATTGCTGCGAGGGGTTTATTAATATTATCTATTACCCAATAATCTACCATATACTCGTTTATTAGTTTTGCCCTACTTTCTTCGGTATGTTGCGATAACATAAAACCATGATCTGTTTCCATAATTAGAGAAAAAGGCGTTTTTTCAACATTTTGCTGTGAATATATTAAACGTCCTTTTACAACCATCGGATTTATATTTTTAATAGCACAAATACAGAAAAAGGTATTCATAGAAATACGCTTTTCGGAAACCAGATCATTTTCAATGATTGTTTTTTTCCACTTATTTTTTTTAAGTAAATCCTTATGATTACGGATATCTTCTACCAATTTTATTTTCATCGCCTTTTCTTCTTTAAATGTATCACTCCCCAAGGTTTCATATTTGAATAATCCGCAATATAGGATATAAAAACACCAGAATAAGGTATCCGTTTCGATTGGTAGTAAAAAATCGGACTCCTTCTCCTTCTTTGGTTTTTTTTGTTTCGCCCTCTTTGTCTCTTTCTGTTTTATAACAACCTGTTCATCGCCTATTATCTTCATTATATGCTTTCCTGTAAACATATAATGTTGCAAATGTGTTATACTAGATCGTGGCATTATGATCTATAAGATCCTTTACCTTTATTATCTTTATAAAACTCTTTTTTGATTTCTTCCTTATCTTTTTCAATCTTATCTAAGTGTTGTTGCTGCAATTTGATATATGCGATATATTCTTTTATTTCTGAAATGATATCAACATTTAAGATAGACATATTGATAAAAACACCATTTGAATTTTCAGTATAGTCTATATTGCCTTTTTTAATAATTTCTAGTATTCTCAATTGATGTAAATGATCCATGTCTTCTATTTTATCTCTAAGCGTAGTCAACTCCGAACCGTTCATTTTATAATCATGATTCGCAAAGTTTAAGCATTTTTCTTTGTACTTATTATTATTTTTGGTCGTTTCTTTACCTTGCGCGGCGGCACAAACTCAGCAATGACTGATATATAATTGTCATTCAACTCAAACCTTATACCTATAACGCGAACTGTAATTTCATCATCAACTTTAATGCCTGAAAATTCTTTACTTTTAAAGTGATGATCTCTTGCAATGAACACTACCACTGGCGAGACCTCCTCCTTCGTTTCACAGCGAATTCCAGCTTTTGTAATATTCTTGGCTACGACTCTAAACCGCATTCCCTCAACGGGTCTACATACCAAGCATTCAAATACTACTGTAAATATAACATACTTATCGGAGATAATCCCGGCTGAATAACTAAGTAAGCGTATTGAATTCGGTTTAATATATCCCTCTTTAATACATTTGCCGGAGATTGTTTCTGTCAACTTCTTTTGAATATTTTCCGCAATGTTGCTACCTACAACAGTGTAGGGGAGTTGTATTTTTTTGGTCAATACATTTTGTTGATAAATTCCCAAACCTCGCTGTTTTTTCTTTGCAACCTTGGCTTTTTTGTCGGACATGGTTATATACTACTTATATAATTTCTTAAATTATTTTTCAATTTATTATTTGCGCCCCATTTTAACTATATTATTTATCAAAGTAGATATGGTTCCAAAGAACCACCGCTTACCTTCAAACCCTGTACTATCGTAATATCTCAATAACAATTCAGATTCGATACATAATTGTAGTCCAGTAATCTTTACCTCTTTCTTTTTCTTACTTGACCCATCTACACGTTGTTTTATATCCGTATTGCCATATATAGACATTATTGTACTTTTGTTCATCTTATATTTAATGGGTTGAACTCCGCGTGATAATAACTTATTCAGACGTTTAATGATCACCCCCTTTCCTTCACCTCTATCGCATCTGCTACCCGAATTTGTTCGCCCTTTTCCACTCAATTGTAATTCTTTTGTTTTAAAGACGATAAGCTGCGCTTTGAAAAGTACCATAAATCCAATAATATCATTTATACTATTAATGTCTTTTACTTGGAATTTTTCAAATAGTGGCGTCACTCTGTCAGCTGTTATCGCCTTTCTATTGTTTACCCAACGCCCTCCTTCCCAGGTAAGTATTGTATACGCAGACTTCTTTGATGACTTGGAAAAATCTGCTAAAACGACCCCTTTCCAATTCGCGGTAGATAGCATATACTTTTGAAAATAATTATTTATATACACATCTAGATTATTCGCCTCATCGGACTCCTCCGTTATATATTGCAATAATGTCGCTTTTTTTGAAAATGGCATAATATCAATTAAATGATCCACTGCCAGAGATAATAATAAATTCTTATCTATCCCATTGTATAGATTTAAACTCCTAATCGCCCAAGCAGCTGATTTTGTCCAATCTTCTTTGAATCGCGCTGTTATGTATTCCGGGTTTTGTAGTGTTTCATATTCTCTTTTTAATTCCTCATATACATCTGATTCCACAATTGCCTCTTGTGGGTCTCTTTTCCCTTCGGGTGCATCTTGAACGCGATATTCGGGAATTTTTTCTGGCAAATTAAATACCAATTTATTTCTCTTGTAATCTATAGGAATTTCTCTTTCATAACGTGTCAATGCGTCGGAAGGGTTAATTTCAACTGGCGTAAACATGTAATAATTTCCTATATTAACCAATCTACCCAGTCTCCCCAGCATGTCAGTTATATATTCATTCTTTTCTGTAACTAAATAATTCAATGCAGTATAAATTTGATCTAACGGGTATTGTTTTATTTGTATTAGGGCTGCCACTAAAGAGCTCTTTTCGTAAATATATGCTTCTTTAAACAACAGTCTTATTCGCTGTAATATCTTATCTAAATTCATGATTATAAAATTTTCATTATATGTTGTAGTATCCACTTCAGCAATTTCTTGTACTCTACTATTACAAGTATAATCGCAGGTCGTAAAATCGCAAATTTGACTTCCATCCTTATCCCCAATGCGATATTGAATAGTTTCTCCCGTAGACAGTTCCTGTTTTACAACCTTATTGACTTTACTAACTGAAAAATTTTGACCCTTCCTATTCAGTAGACAATCTACGGCATTTTCCTTCAGTACACGCGTCACGGTTGCTATCTTTCGCGCTTTCTCCTCTGCTAACCGATAAATATACATATCCACAGCTTCTACGTCTACCGGTAACCTTGTTCCATATAGAAAAATACTAACATTTCTTGATTCGTATGGTAGTGCGCAATGACTAAAATTTCTAACTGCCCTACCAATAATCTGATCCTGTCTATTCAAGTTATACCACGGATCTAAAATATGCGTCTGGCGAATATTCTGAAAGTCCAATCCCTCAGATCCTGCACGCGATACAATAATTACTTTTACCTTCTCTCCATTTATATTTAAAGGACCGGTTGCAGCCTTCAATTCAGTTCTAACATCATGCGTTAAATTCTTATCACCTGTTATCATAATATACTTAGCCGGTTTAAATGCTTCTCCAGGAACTGCTGGTCGCATTGTCAGAGCGTCTATAGGCGCCGTTGGTGCTTTTGCAAATAAGGATTTACCTGAACCATACCGCGTTATCCCCATCTCCTCTAAGGCTAATGCGATTGGTACGGCTCCTCCTGAGATATATTGCGAGTATATAAACACAATACCTTGTGATCTTAATACAGAATCACAAATATATGCTATTTTTGCACTATAATTCCCAATATTTTCTGGAGCAAATATTCTACCAAATTGCTCTAGTGTTCTATCATCATAACTGAAATTTGAAGTATACCTTTCGTCATATCTCATTACCCGATCTAATCCTCGCTTTCCATATAAATAAGTATAAAGGTCTCGTTCCTTTGATGTTTCAAGGTCTGCATGGGGATAAATCATATTTAATGCCTGAAGAGGAGGCTCCAATACAGTATATGACAAACCCTTTTTAGGATCAATCGCCCCCTTTTTCTCCCGACGGAGAGATTCAAGTATAAAATTATAACCTTTATTTTGATAATCGCCAATATCTGTAATCGTTAAATCCAGTATATCAATAGGTGCCACAATTGCCGCACCATTCACCTGCACGTTAGGGTAATCCCACTGATTTGTTTTTAGTAATGTTAATGATGAACGGGGATTTCCGGCTTCGCGAGGATATATGCTGTAAGGAAAGGTAAATGGATTATTTCCTCTAACATATGAAACATAACCAATTATTTTTTGTATCAATAATTCTTTACCCACCTCTGTACCATCATCACTTTGTAAGAAGTTTCCATTTCTATCAAAAACCTCCTTATCTTTAATGGGAAATCTTTTGTCATTTAGATTTAATAGATTTAATAACCAGATAATTTCTGAATAGCTGTTAAACATAGGTGTAGCAGATAAAATTAATAACTTTAAATTATCTGTATTGGCAACTAACTGTAACATATTTTCAGAACTAGGTTTAATATTACCATCGTCGGTTATACGTAAATTATGAACCTCATCTATTACAAGCATCCGGTTGGAGAATTCTTTTTTTAAAGCCCGCTGCCTCTTACTAGCTGCTACTTCAGGACTATCCCCTGACAGGGTTGTTCGATCCATGATCCGAGTTATATAATTAGAGAATTCAATATAACCTTGAAAATGGTAGGATTGTGAGATAATACGTTTTATCTGCCTTACAACCCGCCCTCTATCTAACCCTTTCATGTTCATTGGATTTATCTCCTTCAAAAACTTATTTCCAGTACAAGCTTTAATATTCCACAAGCCATTTACCTCTTTTAGTTTACGTTCGTCAAATAATTGGATTTTAAAATTCTCTTGAACTGCCGGGGAAGCTACAATGATTATTCTTTTGGTAATGCCTAGCTGATTTAAATAAGTCCGCATTTCTTCGCATACCGATATTGCAGAGCATGTTTTTCCAGTACCTACGCCATGGAAAAGAAGTAGCCCATTGTAAGGTGTTTGGAAAGATAAAAAGTTCCTAACAAACATTTGGTGTGGTGCCAATTCAAATTCCGTATTATCGCATAATTGCTGTGCAACTTCCTTAATGTTATTAAATTCTTCCGGCGTCTTTTCCTCATATCGGCTATCATAAAACTCCTTCTTTTTGGTTATCTTCTCGTTGAAATTTGGATCTTCTAAAATAGGATATAAATAATTATACTCTTCTTCATGTTCTGCGATAGAAGCACGATCCTCATTGTCCATGCATTGAAGGAGTGATAGGTCATCTGGATTTTCCATATTTAGGTTTCGTTTATCCTTAAATTCTGCTTTTAATTGATCGCAACTCTTCTTGATCACTACTTTTGCCTTTCTTCTTCTACCTTTTACTTTTTTCATATTAGTTAATATATTATGAGATTAATCTATATTGTTCTAGCGTTTTATTGATATCCGAAAACATTTTTAGTTTTTCTATATTATACGGACGAATAAGGCGAACTGCTTCCTCATAAGTTAACCATTTCATATCACTTACTTCACTCTTCTGATAATTAGTAGTAGTATCCGGACCATTGTATTTTGCAATATAATACTTGTGTTTGTAGGTCTTGAAATTTGATCCCATGAATATTTCTTCAAAGGGAGAAACATTTGTTACGAGATCCATCATCTCTTTATCATACCCAGTTTCCTCATTAAATTCTCTGAAAGCACATTTTACATCCGATTCCTGATAATTACGCCTACCTTTCGGAAATCCCCATTCCGGGGTCTCCCAAGATGTTTTACTATCTTTTATCAACGACTCCAAATCATAATTCCCTTCATCATACATCTGTATACCACGTTTTATTTGAGTAAATTTATCATTGGCATGTCTCTCCTCATTTCTATATTGAACGCCTATAAACTCGCCCCATAGATGTTTCCAAAGCGTCTTAAAATCTGTTTTCAATAGCATTTCCTTCTCTCGCATAGTCATTTCATCGATTAGATTAAGAATATATTCTTTATTATAAAGCGGATATTTTCCACGCAAAAATTCAATAAACCCAAGACTATCCTTCCTACAGATTAACAAATACTGTACTCCTTCCTTTGTTAATCTGAAAGCGACAATTCCGAGACTTATAATAGGCAATTTACACGCATTAAAGACGTGTCCTTGTTTTCCGCAATTATTACAAAAATGATATGTACGATGACGATTCATATTATTATTATGTTCATAACATTTACTTTTTATGTTCATTTGTTTATATAATGCCACTTAATCCAGACATATGGCTTCCACATTTGTACTTTACATTACAAACTATATCTGTGCTATATCCAAAATTCCCGAATGACGTCACGAAAAAGAAATATTATGATACAATTCACAATTTACCCCTATTCTTTCCCATGAAACCAATGGGTGCAGAATTTTCTAAACTCTTGGATAAATTTCCCGTCACACCATATTTATCGTCGCGAGAATCTTTTATGAAATGGGTACATTTCATCATTGATAAATTAAATGCAAGGATGGGATGGGAACAATATGATTTTTACGATAGTTTAGAAAAATACTATGAAGCATACAAGCCAAAGGAACTAATAGATAAAGAAAAATTTAAAAGAAGAAAGCAGTACATTATAATTGGAATCGTCGCCTTCCTTGTACTAAGTATTGTGTATATGCTCAAATCCTAATATAATTTAATGTTCAAATAACATATAGATGCGTGCTGATTTACTAGTCCTAGGTATAACGGTATTTTTAATATTTAACACATATCATGATGGAAAGTATACTAAAATGTTTCAAATTAGTAAAAAATATATGCAAATGGCACTCTATGGTTTTGTTGGATTATCATTGTACTTATTTATTAAAAAGAATCCTGAGGGATCACGGGGGATGTTTACCCATGCAAATAATATAATTAAATATATGCCCATCGATAAAAATACCACTGATATTCTCTCCCCTATTTTTGATTTTACCGCAGCCCAAGAAAAAATCAGTTCAATTGGCGGTGGCGGTATGCAAACACCTCAAATGAAACGAATGTTAAATTCCGGTGGTAAATCTAGCAATAGATCGGTTAGTGAAACGAAGAAAAAATATGTAGCGTCACAGCAAAATTGGAAATGCGGCAACTGTGGGGAAAGTTTAAAAGCTACGTTTCAGGTTGATCATAAAATAGATTTACAATATGGAGGCAGTAATCATGTAAGTAATTTAGTAGCATTGTGTTGCGAGTGTCACGCCACCAAAACAATGAAGTCAAATTTATAATATGATTTTAATATAATATAATAAATGACAAAATCAAGTTCAAATAGCAAAGGATTATGGCATTATCTAAAAAAAATCCCATCTATTAGCACGCTTTTACTTGGTTTACCAACAGGAGGTATGTCGGAAAGTGAAGTAATCACACTAACATTAATTAATATAATGGTTTATATCCCCCTATTTGTCGCTGGCTTATATTCTTTCGCAAAATTATACGAACATATATATCCGCCGTCCCCACAAGATCTTAGACAAGGAAAAACAGCGAGCGCTTCAATACTTAAAACGTATATGAGAGAAACTAATGAATTTTCTACTATTTTCGGAAAAGTCTGGAATTCTATCTCTTTCATTTTTAAGCCTCTGGTATATGTATTTATTGTATTTAAGAACCTTGCTATGTGGTTATATCAAAATCCTTTTAGAACGTTAATGATGATAGTATTGGCACTGTATATCACTGGATCCTTTTACTTCACCTCATTATATAAGACTCATTATCTACTAAAAAAATGGTCGGGATATACGAATACCATTATGATAACTCTGGGCGTATTACTAGGAATTGCCGTATTTACACTGTTCATTGATATTAAACCGGGGGACAAAGGTGATGCAGAAAAGGGATATGTGGCAGTGGTAGATTTTGAAAAGGATAAATCAGGGAAATCAAGATGGAAAACATATAAGCCGGCGGGATTGGAAAAATTAGAGAAAAAGGGAAATAAGGCACGTGGAAAGCAATATAGTCAACAAGCGGAAATTAATAAAGTACAACAACAGTTATCAGCAGATAAAATAAAATTGTCAAAACTAAAAGCAGCCTGGGATGCCGAACGTGCAAATAATCCAGAAAAGCAATATACAGAAATGAATTCAGCGTGGAATAAGGGCGCAACGCATTTTAAACCATATCAAAAGAAAAAAGAGGAGGTTGATAAATTAGAAGATCAGATTGAACAATTAAATAATAAATTAAAGCTGCTTAAGGGTGATGTAAGTACTGCAGATAAATCATCGTTTTTTGGAAAGGTTTGGTGGATGATAAAACAGTCTTTGGTATATTATAAATCATTACTGATGTTACTAGTTGTTGTATGCACACCTTTATTGATTTTATGGATAATAAATCATTTCTCAACTTTATCAACAACGGTATCTATTATAATTGGTGTAGTTTCTGCATTAGTACTACTGTATTTGATATATGATGAATTCAGAGGCAAGGGTGATGTTAATACGGACGGTTGGAAAGTATTCGGGCTTGGCGGGGACGATTTGAGTAGAAAAAAGTCGGCGTTTGAGAGAGGTAAAGATCAACGAGAAACAAAGGCTGCAACTACAATACAGCAGAAATACCGAGAACAACAGTATAAAAAGCAGTATGATAATGCCAAAAAGGCTTTAGGAGAAAAGATTACGAATAATGAAAAGGAATTGGGAAAGTTAGAGGCACTCATCAAAGTCTATCAAGGAAAGGTGGATACCGGTAAAGGAAGACAAGAAATTATGATTCCCGGTACCACGGGAGGTCCACCCATATCAACCGGGCAAAATTATGCTGGAGAATTAAAACTGAAAAAGGCTAAAAAAAAGGCACTGGAAACTAAAATATCAGAATTAAAATATCAGAATAAATCAATGACTTTTCCTCGTTGGTGGAAAGAAACAGAGGAAAAAGAGAAGAAACATGGCAGATGGTTTGGCGGTGGCGGAGGTGAGCAATCTCAATTTGGCGGAGGAAATATAATAGATATCCCACAAGATAATTATGCGGCAGCCAAAAAGGACTCGCCCGATCCATTATATACGGCAGTATTACAGAAAATACAATACAAAAGTGGAAATTCCACACCATCTGCAGCCGACAAGAAAAGAGCAAGTGAAATCACAAACGATATCCAAAAAAACTGGAAAAAAACGGAGATCCGGGAGCCCGGGACGAATAAAAAAATTATTAGATATGAGGAACCCAAGAAGGGTGGCGATTCAATATTAACCAGAATTTTCAAAATCATTCTAGGAATTCCATGGTTAATCAAAGATTTGATATGCACTATTTGTGAATTCTGCGGAATCAACAATCCGAAAGGATTACTAATACTACTCCTGATAGAAGTTGTGATTATTATATTATATTTCGTGATCCCCCTCATTCCAAAATTCCTCTACACGCACTCTGTTCACAAACATGATGATTTAATGGAGCAACAAAGTGAGTTAGCTGATGATAAACTTATTATTGAAAAAGACAAATATCTGAATCAGCTTTTAGATGGCGTTTCAATTGATTGGGAAACTGTACTATCGGATGGACTGTATAAAGCCAATATGGAAGCAGCATTAACCGAATATCTCAAAAAACGGGGTTACCAAAGTGTAACGGAAGGAAATCAGCGAAAAAATATATTTGGAAGAATGATGGCGGCAATTACAAAGACGCCTTTATCGTTGGAAGCAGCTGTGACTTATGTGCAGACGAATGGTCCAGTTATAATATCGCTACGCAATCAAATAGAGATGTTGAATAAGGCGCGCGTTGATTCCACAAAGAAGGAGAAAAAGGAAGCGAATATATTTAAAACAACCGTATTGTTAGATAAACCAATCTATACGGATAAAATGACAACTATTAGCAACTATAAGGACTTGGGTGACCGCGTGGGTACATTTAATTATAATTATGCTGTGTCCGCATGGTTTTTCATTCATGAACAGCCACCGTCACACCGAAAGGCTAACACTGAGTTTACCAGTATTCTTAATTATGGAAATAAACCAAATATATTATTCAAAGTAGAAACTCAAACATTAAGAATAACTGTGAATGATGCTATCGATAAAAATAGAGTTATTTACGAAATGCCGGACTTTCCATTTCAAAAATGGAATAATGTGGTGATTAATTACAATGGAGGAACTTTAGATATTTTCATTAATGGCGATTTGGTATCATCATCTACCAATATTGTCCCGTCCATGAATTATGACGCAATTACTACAGGCGCCGATGATGGAGTAAGTGGTGGAGTATGCAATGTAACGTATTTTCCAGCCCCTCTCTCATTATCTAAGATTAAGGTATTTTACAAAAGTTTAAAAAACAAAAATCCCCCAATTGTTTAGATAAAATTTCTCGTCCTATATTATACTATGAATAAGGCGAACATCATAACTGGTATTGTGGTTGTACTTGTTATTTACTTACTGTACTTATGGTTTTTCGGAGATAGCACGAGGACTTACCTCAGTGGTATGCACCATGCCACGAAACAAAAGATAATCTCTCCTCACCACCTTCCTGCAGGAGGATCCTCAGATTACACCTACTCCATCTGGATGTACATTAACAATTGGAATTATCGGGTTGGGGAAAAGAAAATCGTGTTTGCTCGCGGTACCGGTTCACAACCGGCGCCAATGGTTAGTTTAGGAGCAAATTTAAATAATGTTGAAGTTTCTTTAGGAACATGGCCTGGTGCCGGTGCTGGTGGCGGCGAAGGATCTACACATACTTGTACTTTAGATAATGTGCCATTGCAGGCATGGGCTAATGTAATTTTGACCCTGAATAATCGCTCCCTTGATCTCTATTTAGACGGAAAATTAGTTCGCACCTGCGTGCTCCCGGGTGTACCAATTCAGGTGACAGGCGATCCCTTAGTCCTGTGCCCGCACGGTCAAAATGGAGGCGCCGGTGGATTTGAAGGTTACATTTCAAACTTCCAATATTTCTCACGTGCCGTCAATCCTAGAGAAGCATATGCTATCTACAGAGAAGGTCCGGGAGGAAGCAACTGGTTGACCAATCTTATTAACAAATATAGAATTAAGGTTGCCTTCATGAAGAATAATAGAGAGATTAACAGTTTTGAAATCTAAAAATATCTACTATAATATATAGCAGATGGCGACAAAAACAAGCTGGAAAGATTGGTTTAGCAATTTAGGTACAAAGGCAAAGGACAGTGGAGCCGGTAAAGCAATGAGCGACCTTTGGTCAGGTGATTCGATATGGGAAAAGTTGGTTTTCCTTGTATTGGTTGTTATTGTTTTTATTCTTGCACTACGGGCAGGTACCAGTTTACTAACATGGTTATTTAGTCCAAACCCAAGCCCCCATTTAACGAGAGGTATGAAAGATGCCAAGAAACTTCTAGTTATACCACAAAATCCAAAGGTTGCACACTCAATTCCTGTAATGAGATCATCGAACCAGCGAGGTGGACTTGAATTTACTTGGACGGTGTGGATCTATGTAGATGATTGGGTATATAAGGAGGGTCAGCGAAGGCATATTTTCCATAAAGGATCCAAGGGAATGAATCCCGATGGCACTGCTATGGCTTTCCCAAATAATGGACCGGGACTGTACATGCACCCAACGCGCAACTCATTAATTATTGTAATGAATACTTTTAAGAATATTGTTGAGGAAGTAGAAGTGAATGATATTCCAACTCATAAATGGTTGAATGTTGGTATTAGACAGAAGGGGCGCGTGATGGACGTTTTCATTAATGGCGACGTCGTACTGAGACACGTATTTAACAGTGTCCCCAAGCAGAATTATGGTGATGTTTTTGTTAATATGAATGGCGGATTCTCTGGAAAACTATCAGATCTCTGGTATCACGATTATGCTCTTAGTGGAACACAGATAATGCAAATTGTACGTGATGGTCCTGATATGTCCACTATGGAAAGAAAATGGGCAGTACCCCCATACTTCTCCTTACAGTGGTACTTTGAAAATGCTAACGCGCCATATCAAGGAGCGCCAAGATGGCCGACCGATGCATAAAGAAATGTATATTATTGAAATCAAATAATATACATAACAACTATTGATTATTGACGGAGAGAAGGATTAATGCAGATATCCATGGTTGGGAAAATCTTTTTTGATTCACAATCGTCATGACTATTCACTTTAATGCAAGATCTGTATCCACGGTCTGTTCCTATATAACAGTATCCTGGTTTATGTTTTTCTTGGATATTATTGTCCTCACTATCTTCTTTATATGTTGGACCCGGTTCATGTTCGGGGTACTTATTAATACCCAAAATCTCTCTATTTTTAATACCTGTCTTAACACCCTTATCTCGTGCGTTCCATAAATCTGTACGTTTAAGGTCCAATTCACGCTCTAAGACATCACCTGCATCTTTAACTGCTCCAGCCGTGACATCAACTCCTAAATCTACCCCCTTTACAGTTGTAGAGACTAAGTCCTTGGCTTTTCCTGGTAATACACTGGATACCTTCTGTACTACATCTCCCAAATAGTCTGTACCTTGCGCTAAATATGAAAATATATTGAGACCCAATACTGCTAATAGTATGACTATTAGAACAATAGTTATTATAGTCGTTGTACTCCATCCATCGGAAGAGCTCGTACTAACAACAGGTGAAGCCTTTGGAGCCGGAGGTGTGTACGAACTTACTGGTCGGAGTGAACTATTTGTTATGCCACTCGCTGGTGACCCACTTAATGAATTAGGTGTACCTGTAATAGCGTCCATATACAAATTAGCAATATTAAATTATTTAGATAATATATATTAAATGCCACAGACTCGTAAAAAGAGGACTCGTTGTCCGAATGGTTATAAAAAACATCCGACGACGAATAAATGTATAAAGAAGGGTACGACGATAAAGAAGAGGACGCGTTGCCCGAATGGGCAAAGAAAAAATCCAAAAACAGGTAAATGTGAAGCAAAAACAAAAAAGAGAAAGATAATTCGTTTACCTAAAAGTAAGAAGCAGCGCGTGACCGTAAAAATTAAAGTTAAAAAAAGGGGTGTCGTAAAAAAAAAGATTATTCCGAATACAACGCCGGACATCAACAAGCAAGTGCGACAAAGTCTTAAAAGACCCTTATTATATTCACCTAGTATTAACAGAAAGCTTGCAACCTTAAAATCTGCCTCGCCTGTGGCGGTCCAAGGGTGTCCGGGATCATCAATTGAAGTCTTATTAAAATCTGGAAAAGGGAAATGTCTCGGTTGGGACAGCAAAAAGGCTCAAACGAGAATGTTAAATAATTTGGTTTCTAAAAAACCAATTGATTGTTCTACAGTCACTGCTCCTAAGCAGGCGCAATCTAACTGTTGGTTTAATTCCTTTTTTATGACATTTTTTGTAAGTGACGGGGGTAGAAAATTTAATAGGTGGCTTCGCGAGGCAATGATTACGGGAAAATTAGCAGATGGGCGTAAATTATCCAAATCACTTCATAGGGCACTTTTTACACTAAATAAATACATTAATGCCAGTCTACGAAGCTCCTACGATAAAACTAACTTTGCAGATTTAATGGATACTAATACTATTATTAAGTCTGTTTATAAAGCTATAGGTAGAAGGGTTAATATAAGACACAATGAAACGATTATAGCCCCAGTTGATGCCGCGTCTAATCCTCTAACCTTTTACAGAGGTTTATATGAAACTTTGGGTGGTGACCTTTTAAAATGGATAATGATTACTCCCGGTAGCAGTGATAGAAAAATGGCTGATTTAGCAGGACAATTTAAAATATATGAACGGGAAGCATTTGCAAAGGTTATCTATTTAGAGTTATTTGATAATGAATCCAGTACTTTTAAAAAGGTAAAATCATTTACTATTAAGCGCAAGGAGGCAGATGGAGTGTATGTATATACTTATTCGTTAGATGCTGCCATATTGAGAAATACAAGTAAAATTCACTTTTCGGCATATATAACCTGCAATGGGCAAGATTTTGGGTTTGATGGAGAAAGCTTCAGTCGTATGCAACCTTTCAAGTGGAAAACTAAATTAAATCGCAGATCATTATGGAGATTTGCCGATCAGTATGAAACCTATTTTAATTTTAAACAGGGATACCAGTTGTTAATTTATTATTTAGTAAAACGGCAGTTGGTGAAGCGATAGAGTGCGCTAAAATTTTTCCGAAACTATTTAAAATTAGATATTGAATAATATTATGAGCGATCTTCAACTTAGGGGAAATAAATCTTGTGATTGCGTATATTTTATGAAAAGAACACTAACTACAAAATGTAGACGTTTTGCTTTACCTTTAACGGCAGCCTTTCCTCTCATTTTTATACCGCAATTTAAGGTTATCTTTACGTATATTTATTTTCCAATTATATCGGGTATAACGGGGTTTATAATATTTTGGAATTTCCCTTTTTTGGTGTATATGACCGCATCTAGACCTCTATATTATGAAGATATCTTCATTGACGAAGGTAAATTACCTAATTATAATGTTAATCCGCATATTAAGGAGAGATTTCAATGTATATTACTTTGGGTTCTTATTATAACAAATAGTCTTTTAGTTGCTGCTCTATCAGATTATTGGTTATATAAAACAGTTGGACATAAAGAGTTTTTGGAAATTATTGGAATTACAGGGGGTATAATCAAAATCTTTCAAATAGTGAATAATACCATCGGCAGACTGATGCTTAAAATTATTAAGAAAGAAATTGTTGGAGAAAGTATAAAGTACGTAGAAAGAGAGAGAGAGAGTATTGAAAAGATTGTTAATTTAAAACATGTTAACGATAAGCTTGCTCAATCCATTGAATTGACAACAAGAAATAAAAACATTATTATTTCAACAAAGTAATATCTATATAATATATACATGTCGAAAGAAAAACCGTCAACAAAAGATATAGACGCGTTACAGCAAAGAACGGACCTACTAATTTCCCATTTGGAACGTGAAACCCCGCGTCTAAAAAGGGCACGTAACAAAACAAGGGGGGCAGCAGCGGTACTAATTCGCGCAGCCCGAGCCCGCGATGGTATGGTGGATACAAGTCCTACTAGCACGCGGCAGGCGGTAGGAATGAATAGAGATGCCCTAGCAACCTCCCCTCTGCTTGATGAGATGGAAGCTGAAACTTTAGTAGCAGCGGACAATATAAGACATGAGGTAAATCGTAATCTAGCAATGATGCGGGCGACACCGCACGTGATGAGTAAAAAACAACAACACAAAGCTGACAGACTTCATACTAAAATGGGCAAGGTATTAGGTAGCTGGCGCAGAACCAATAAGTCAAGAAAGAGGTCGGCGCCTTTGAAACCCATGCCTACAGTTGAGGAATATATTGATGATGCATTGGCAGCTACTCAAAGGCGCAGAAGTGTAAACACAGATACTGCTCAAAGTCGCGCGGCAATCCGGGGATTAGATATCAACCACGGATATGTTCATCACCATAGACAATCATCTCCCGAAATTGCTGTGAGACGACATCTTGCAAACAAAAAATTCCGGTCAACGCCGGAAAGAGAGGCTGAGGTAAGACGAATGATGGGCGATATTGAGCAGAACCCCGATAATCTATTATTAATTGAAGCTGGGATATCGCCTATAAGAGATGACGACGATGACGAGGTAGAAGGCGAGGAGATTGTATTTCGCCCCCAGGCGGTTGCAGTGGCGCCGCGCTCAAAATCTCGCAAAAAGGCTAGTCCTAAAAGGAAAGCTCACGGTACTAGGAAATCTAAGGGTGCAGACTTGGATGCTAGACTTGCTGCCCTTCATGGTACACCAGTAAAGCGACGCGGGAAGAAAAGTCCGAGACAAACCCGCCGTAGACGCCGCAGTGATGATGATGAAACAAAAATGACTGCCCCATCAGATGAGGAACTTGATGCTATGGTTGCCGCGGCAATTGCAGAGGCGGAGGCAGCCGACGCAATGTTAGATGCGGGTACTCCCACAGCATCACCTCTTCGAGAAGAGGAGGAGGAAGAGTTGGAGTTAGAATTAGGTCAATTACATGATATACCATCTGATGTATCGCCTATAGTGGATGGTTCAGAAGAAGAAGCCGCGTTATTAGCCGAACTTGCAGAAATGGAAATTCAGGGCGGAGGTCGCAGAAAAAGGAGGAGGACGCATAAAAAGAGGCACCGTGGAAAAACGCGTAGAAAGAGGAAACATAAACGTAACCGGAAACGGCGCAAGCGTCATACGCGCCGCTAATTATTTATAAAATAAATCTAAAGGATTGAATATATTACGTAGTATAATGTATTCAATATTGCAAGCATTTTTCATGATTGCCTTACTAGGGCAGGATTTGGCTTCTTTTAATGATTGGGCGACACGTTATAATAAATCGTATCCAAAGGGTAAAAATATTACCCAAGAATTTATGAATTGGCATGAAAATGTCAAATATATCAATGAACATAATCGAAATCACGATGATTTTAAGTTAGAAATAAATGAGTTTGGCGACATACGACATGATTGGCATTCGCGTAAAGCAACAAACAAACACATGAAGCGTAGAGTATTTACCGAGCCTGCTGAAAAAAGGGCACTACTTGGAGTTCCTAAAGCTGTGGATTGGCGAGAAAAGGGACTTGTAACACCTGTTAAAAATCAGCAGCAGTGTGGTTCATGTTGGGCATTCTCTGCTGTAGGATCAATGGAAGGTCAACATGCGCGGAACAGTGGAAAACTAGTTTCTCTGAGCGAATCGCAAATTGTAGATTGTGATACCAATGGAACAGATCAGGGTTGCGAAGGTGGTTTAATGGACGGTGCTTTTCGCTATGTCATCAATCAAGGGGGATTGGAGAGTGAGAAAGATTATCCTTATGATCCCCAGAACGACCCATGTGTTTTTAAGAGTAACAAAGTAGCGGCGACCTTCTCTGGGTTTCACGATGTCACGGGTGGTGAAACTGGTCTTAAAGAAGCTGTTGCGCATGTTGGACCTGTTTCAGTGGGCATTGATGCTTCGCAACCTTCCTTCCAGTTTTATAAAAGCGGTGTGTACTATGAACCAGATTGTTCAACCACGCAGTTGGATCACGGTGTCTTGGTTGTAGGATATAATACCACTAAAAATGGCACTGATTATTGGATTGTAAAAAATAGTTGGGGGGAATCCTGGGGTCAAGATGGATACATTTATATGTCAAGAAATCGCAATAATAATTGTGGTATATCGACGCAGCCTTCTTATCCGATAGTATAATTAATATTTATAACAATTAAATTGCCAGGTATGAAATAGGAATAAAGTAAAATAATCGCGACGAGAATATAGATATTTACCCAACAACATATAATTTCTCGTCTAAAATAGTTATATGGTTGGGATACCTGTCATGAATTCAAAATTATATATCTATTGTCTTTTATAGAATACATTAATGGTTTACAATCATTATTAATGTTATTAGTAATCAAAAAATCTGAAATGTTTGGTTTTGCAGAAATACCCCTTGGACCTCTGCGACCCATATCACCGCGCGCGCCTCGCTCACCTCTAATACCATTATCACCATTTCTTCCAGGTATTCCTTGCGGTCCCGGTGGACCGCGAGGACCAGGTGGACCGACAACTGTTCTTTGACATTGTCTATGTTTTTTATTCTGTATGAAACCGTTATAACTAGAAAAAGACATATTACTAATAATTATGATATGTCTTTTAATATTGATTTGAGTTTTATAGTTAAAACCATGATGATGATTTTTTTGATTTTGAGGACGAGTCTTTCTTTTTATAACTATCGGAATCGGATTTTTTATAATTGTCGGAATCAGATTTTTTATAACTGTCGGAATCGGAATAGGAACTCTTCTTTGAATTGGATCCAAAGAAGGAACTGCTGCCGCTGGACAATGAAGACCTAGAACCCCCACTATAATTTGGTGGTGGTTTACCATTGTTATAATAGGAATAAACATCATCAATAGCTTGTCTCAGCTGATATTGTTGTAAAAGAGGCAATGCTTGTATCTTTTTCGGAGCATCCTCAAGAACTATACCGCTAAGCATTGCCAAATTCAAAAATTCATACACCTTCTCTACGGCGTCCATATTAGAAGGGATATCCACCAGTGCAGAATTTTGCTTAAGGGCGGCATCTGTATCTTTTAAGGCTGCCGCAGTCATTCGTTTATCCGCTGCCTTTGGATCGGTCTTTTTATCATTTGACTCGTATCCTTCGACAATGTTATGTCCAGTAAAAATATGGTTCAGTAAGCAAACAACTCCTAAAAAAACTAAACCCATCAATAAGATATTAGATTTATGAATTTTAAACATCTTCATTGTATATACTATATGCCGATATTATATACAATAATTCTTAGCTAAATTTGTTGATACATTCATAGATCTTTGCGGATTCATTGATCGCAAAGGCGCCGCGCTTTTGTGCTAATCCCAAAAAACCAACCATCACATTCAAAGCAGTATTCGGATCGTTGATCTCTACCTCCAGTAGGTTAATCTGTCCAAGAGGCGCTTTTTGCTCAGGCACTGCATCATTATTATCCTTATTAGAATCGGGTACGACATTGGCGTCCTTTACCTCCTCTTTAGTACACGAACTTACATTACAAGTATCACCGGTACATTTAACATTTACCGTCTCTTTCTCGTTTGGGTCACCGTAAAACTCACTCATTATATAATGATAGTGGTATTTCAGGTTTAAGTCATTTTAATTACTTATAGATAATGGTATTCATATTATTTAATTTTTCTAGTTTTGATATTGTCTGTTCTAAGGTTTTGCTATTATTAGTAAATGAATTATTAAATAGGTAATCGGTGGCTGGTTTCTTTTCACGTTTCTTTTTTTCTTTATATAACAAATTTACCTTATCTTTTACCGTTTTAATTTTCATTTCATCCGTAGTTGTATATATAGGGGTTAGTATATTACAATGTTCGGTTAACAGGGAAATCGCATTATACATAATAAAACGCCTGCGCTTTTTTGATCCCGATTTATATCTTATTGCAAATAGATTTAACATTGAACTTATTATTCTTGCTATATTTTCTCCTTGCGATGCTGCTATATTTGAGAGTGTCTCCCATATCATCCATATAAAATCACCACTATATTTACTTTGTATTGGCGCAATATACCGTGATTCCGCAGTCAAATTGTTCTTCTTGTCTTTTTTACATATGGTTTCAAATTCTAACATCCATTCTAACCAAAAGCATGCTTCTCTGGCACTTTTGGTTTTTTTAATATGATATATAAACTCATTTAACGCAATAAATAATTCTTTAGGATCATTTTTTTTAAAAATAGCCTTAGCATAAAGTATATTATCTGCTTTTAAATAATCTGATAACGTTGACATATTGAAGTTTTCCTTACTTACTTTAATTTGCGATAAATTATGTTTTTTCGTAGATAAGCATAAAATACACATTATCTCGGCGAAAAGTATTCTTATTTTAGGATTGTTTCTAGATTTTAATTCCGCTCCTACATAACCATTTTGCATTATATCTTTAAAATTTCCAAATCTTAACTCTAAATACTGCGACAGACGAGGATTTCCAAGATGAATACATTTACTAGAAAATAATAAAATTAATTCCCACAAATCTAATAAATGTCCCGCGCAAATATATTCTATGGACCAGTAACATGCTGGTTCTATCGATCCATTATTCAGTGCTTTTAGAAGTTCCTTTTTACAATCCGATTTTTTATAATTAGAAAATGTAATTCCTTTAAAATCCTTTGGTTCTCTTATATCTGTAATTTCTGAATCTGCCATTAAATAAATTCTATATAAAAAATATCATAATAATACATATAAATGACAGACGGTTTCATTAAAACATTATATAATTCATCAATATGGTGTAAAGTAGTTCTTGTCTTTGCCATAGTTATTGCCTATTATCTTATAAATAAAACACCTACAACGGTTGAAGGGTTTATTCAGCAACAGAAATTCCTTTTAAAACAGGGAAAAGAAGTATATGACCCGTTTTATGCTAGTGTATACGACGATCTTATCTATGATAGAGTACGCAATGAATATGAAGTTGGGCAAATTATTCAATCCACCAGACCTACTCACGAAAGTCTTATATTAGACGTTGGTTCCGGAACTGGAGATAACGTGGCAGCATTTGTAAATAAAGGGTATAATGCAGTTGGTTTGGATTTGTCACCTCCTATGGTAACAGTGGCGAAGCAAAAATACCCTGGAATGGAATTCTCTGTTGGAAATGCCGAAGAGGTTATGATGTATCCGGCACATACATTTACACATATTACCTGTATGCATTATACCATTTATGAAATTAAAAACAAATTTCTATTTTTCAGAAATTGTTATGAATGGTTGCGTCCAGGAGGATATTTAACTGTACATATGGTAGATAATAATGAAATGAGTCCAAATACTAAAATAAATATTTTATCTAATGCCAATACTATTAGACAAGGGAAAGGGCGAACATATCTCCGATTTAATAACTTTAAATATAGATCTAAATTCAGTATTGAAAATGCGTTAGGTATTTTTGAGGAAATTTTCACAGATTTAAATGGAAAAATTAGAAAAAATATCCATAGATTCGATATGCCGTCACAAAATAAAATAATAAATTTAGCACAAGAAGCAGGTTTTATTCTTGAAGGAAAGATTGATCTGCTGCCTGCTAATTATGAAAATCAATATATTTACATTTTTTATAAACCAGATTAGTTAAATATACGGATAATATACAAAGAGGGAGATTATGAAATATATAATAATATTTAGTTATTATATATGTTATTAGATAGAAGAAAGAGGCGTAGCAAAAAGAAAAAAAGGAGGCGACGAGCGGTAGGTACGCGAAAACGCCGGGGCGGAGCTCCAACAGCCCCTGCATCGTCACCCGCTTCCTCCACAGCAGCATCCCCGGCAGCTGTTGATGCAGCCGGACCTGCTGTAACTAGACGCTCATGGGCAATGAGAGCAGCGTTGCACAATCTAGCGCGGACACCTGGCGCGGATTCGGGCGCAGTCGGTGATGAGGAATTTGCTGCCCACATGCAGCGAGTGAAAGATTCAAAAAAATCTATGGTAGCCAAACCATCTCTTGGTAAAAGAGCAGCAAAAACGAGCCGTATGAAAGAAGCGCGGAGAGAAAATCAAGGCAAAATTCAAAAGGGAATGAATGTAGAAAATGCAATGATTTATGGAGCCATTCAGGAAGAAATGAATAACGCTACTGCTCGCAGATTATTTGGTAATGATAGCCCATGGGAGAAAAAAGCTGCGATTGAAAATGATCTGATAGATAGTATGAGTAAGGGGCATTATTGGATGGCAGTATTAAAAAAGCTTGGAAGCGAAAGGGTGCATGGATTAACACCAGAAAGAGCGCAACTTATTCAAGATTATTATTTAAAATTATTAACCAAGATGGGATCGGATAGAGAAGAAGGTGCTAGTAGAGGCGGAAATGGTTGTGGGCGACATACAAAACGCAAAAAGCGGGGAAGAAAACGGAGAAAACGGCGCAAAAAACGTACCCGGCGGCGGCGCAAATAAATTTAGCAAATGGATAATTTCGTATTGATTGAAATATTCCTATAAAAGAAGATTGTATGTTGAAAAATACACTCTACTTTCTAACAATAATATTCCTGATAAGCTTTATTTATATTAAGTTGCGTTACCGTTTTTGGTCTTCACAACCGATATTTCGTACCTATAATCTTTTGTATTGGATAAAGGCACCGGGTATTATTCAACACGAAATTATCAAACAACCTAAATTTTTTGATCACCGAATACAGTGCTCGCTACTGAAGAACTTAGATGCTCAAAAAAAGGCACTGCTGTTGAGTTTTATCAAAATGAACTATAAATCATTATATGACACAAATTATAATATTGCAAAAGACAAGTTGTTGAATATATTTACTAATGATACTACAGTTTCTCTCCAATATAATCTTTTGCCTAAAAGAATCGTATCTTGTCTATTAGGTATACCTTTAATATGTAGGACAAATGAGCAGCGTTTTGAAATATCATACTTAGACCAATTATGTATTCACCGAGATTTCAAAGACCATGAAATTCGGTCTAGATTGATTCATACGCATTATTATAAGTCGAGAAAGTTGAAGGGTGAAGCCATTTTTCTATATAAAGACTACGGACTACCCGGTATAAGAGTGCCCTTAACCATTTATAAAACATATTTAATTCATTCTGAACGATGGTGTAAGCTAAATATGAATATTCCGAATAATATCTCAACGCAGCTTGTTACATCTGCGAATTCAGAGTTATTGGTACATTTTATAAAAGAAGTTGTTAGACATTTTGATTGTGTTATACTTCCTAAAACTTATCATTTGGCTAAACTTATTAAGTTAAATTACTTAATACCCACTGTAATAATGGATAAATTAACAGTTGTTGCTGTAATATTTTTTAGAAGAAAAGGATTAACTTTAAATGGAGATAATATAATTGAATGCGCGGGGTCGTATTGTAGGAGCGGTTATGAAGACACATTTATTGAATCATTTCAAAATAGTATGGTGTTATTAAGCAAAAGGTATAAATTCTCAATGTTGAGCATTGAAAATATATCGTATAACTATCTGCTCTTGAAAAGACTTCTGGAGAGAAGTATTCCTAAAAGAACTGATATTACCGGCTACTATTTCTACAATTGCGCACATTCGCCATTATTCTCTCCGAATGTGTTGGTAATCAACTAAATTATCTCTTGTATTTTCCCGAGCGTGAAAAACTGTCAACAATAAATATGACAAAAACACCTAGAAACATGTACAATACCAGTTCTTCGGTAACACTCCCCGTTTTTTCGTCATGCTGTTCCTCAAGTAAGTGTACCACGTAGTTTAACTTTTTCATCAATTCATCGGGGGCTGTATTTTGCAGATTGTTAGTATCGAGAAGTTGTGAATAATAAGGTATATTTTGAGGGGTTCCTGTATAGGATGGTACATATTGATTATAATACTGATTTTGCTCGGCATGGTATTTTTTTTGTTGATCTAAACCTTCTTTTAATAATCCAAAATTTTCAGGAGGATTGTAATCGGTCATTTCCTCCTCAAACCCTTCCACCTCAGACGGCTCCAACTCCCCCTGTCGGTTGTAATATGGTGTACCGCGCGTGGACTCTTCAGGGGTACTTTCATCTTGATTTTTAGTAGTCAACCCCTCGCGCACTGGCATTGAATTTAGGAATGTCTCTGCCTTTTTAGAAGGAGTCGCCTTTCTTCTTTTATATGTTTTATTTCTCGCCACTTTTGGCTTTTTATTATCGGAAGATTCATATGGGGAAAATGCTAAACTAGACATTTACTTATAAAGAAAAGAGAGATTATTTTCCTAATAGTTTCATAAAAAATATATCCTATTATTTATATAATGAAAGGTATTACAGAACTCGCCCTTGGTGCAGTACTTCTTATGCTTGTATATGATAAACCTGCGTTATTGACTGAATTATCAAATAGTCTTTTAGGAAAGTTAGTATTAATTGTATGTGTAATAATGATTGCTAAGAGCCGTGGTCTTGCCGCTGGCTTATTGGCTGCCCTTATAATGGTAACCCTGATGCATTCCACAGTTGAGGGTCTCGATGCTCACTCACCCTCTGGTGCACACTGTCTACCTAAACAAAGTGGAAAACCTGTATCCTGCTTAAGTGGAAATCCGGCTAAACCAGATGATACTAAATGTGGGGTTGCTCGTGCGGTTTGTACAGAACAGGGGCAATGTAAAGCTATCATAGATCCAAAATTTGAAATGCTGGAAACGGAAGCTGCTAAGGATGTAAGTACGTTTGATGTAAGATTACATGAAGGAATGAATAATATGGCAGCGCGTGCTAATACAATAGAAGCAATGAAATTCCAAAATGGCTACACGGGTAACCGTGAACCGTTTAAAGGTTTTCTATAAATTTTATTACTATAATATAAGATGGTTAAAAACTGCTTTGACTGCATGATGAAGGGGTTTGATATGAAAATTGCTTATATTATATGCTTTGGAATTATATTATTTTGTTTATCTGTCGTGCCTTCTAAGTCGGAAGGATTCATCGGTCAGGCAATTAGAACGCATATTAATAGGCGACGGCGAGGTGTTCGGCAAGCGCGTAGGCATTATAGAAGAAAAGTTGAAAATTATTTAAACCGATTGAGACGAAAATATCTTTAGAAATTATTTCTTCCGATAATATAAGATGGCAAAAAAGGCAGCAGTAATAAATAATAAATTCAGTTTTGGAAGCATGTTACACAGTATAAATAATAGTAAATTTTTCGCAGGCTTAGTAATGATCATGTTGAATATTGGGTCAAAATATATCACCATTAAATTAAGTAAATCACAAGAGGCGTATCTTGGTGGCGTAATTGCCAGACAGATGTTAATCTTCTCTATTATTTGGATGGGTACAAGAGACGTTCTTATTTCTCTTGGAATGACAGCTGTATTTGTGGTACTTACAGATCATTTATTTAACGAACAAAGCGACTATTGCGTCATACCACATCATATGCGTAAATATGAAGATCTTTTAGATGGTGATAAAGATGGGAAGGTCACCGACGAAGAAGTTAAAAAGGCAAGGGAGGTTCTTGAAAAAGCCAGGAAAAAGGAAATTAAGGTAAATCATTTGAGGCAACTTGAAAACTTTAGAGCCCGTCTTGTTTACTAATTATATATTATTAATCTTTATAATATATATAAATGTCTACACAGCAAGCAAGAGACTTCATATTTAACTCCTTAGTTACAGGTTTAAATAATATACAAAGCATTGGCAATTTGGGAGTGAGTGTACTGCAGCAAGTTGCAAACTCGGTTCAACCCGTCGCAACAACCAACGAGGAATTAGCTCACCGCTTTCTTGTTGATGGTAATAGCTTCTTGCCTAGACTTGAGGACCTTTATGAGGCATTAAATACCGCATTTGTCCAGATCCTTCATAGCCAACAAATCACACCGGAACCTGGGCAAGTTGAGCAACAACTCCAATTTTTGGTTGATTTGGCGCGTACACCGCAGTGCCGTCAGACAGGTGACAACTGTGGATTTCAAAATCTTCATATGGTAGACGCAAATATTTCGTATACATCGCCCGAAGATGCCGCCGCCTCCACTGCAAGTCAATGGGCAGACCCTCCGGTCTACAATGGTGAAAAGATGGGACAAGCCGATTGGCACCAGATTCTAGGACAGGTATATTTAGAATTTAGATCTTCAGTGCTTGTGGAAGGTGATATCTTATTTGTATATGGGACAAAGGGGGCTGGTAAAGATTGGCATAAAATAATCCTGCCACCCGGTGGACAAAATATTGGGAACGAAGTTGCCGCGGGCGCAAGTTATCCCTATCAGGCAAAAGATATTATTAGTACTTTTAATGCACCACTGAATGTCCAGCCAGCGGGGATGAAAGATTTAAATAAATTTACAGGTCCAAATGGGAATACGTTGTATCCATTATTGAGTTGGTATGATGACAGAAATGGAAAGGTGCTTTTTCGTGATATGCCTGGTACTAATAGAGGTCAGCAGCTAGTTGTGCGCCCCAATACAAGAGAGTGGCAAATTCTTCAAGATAGATTTAATCAATGGATGGAAAGTAATCATTCGGCAATAAAAAAATATACACCATTTGGACAGCAGGGGGCATTCTGGGAGCATATTCAAAATTGTTTTGTAGGATCTCTGTCCGGGACGCCAGTCAACGGTGGACAGGACCATGTTCCACTCCTATTAGCATTGTATAATGATTTGAACGATATGCAGCAACAAATAATTAGAAGTGCCTTCCCACTCTTAGAACAAGTGGGGCAGCAAATAACCGCAGCGGGGGGGACAAAGGGTGCTCTTACTCAATGGTTATCTTCACTTGGCGCATTAGCTCCAAATTGCTTTGGAACCCAAGGGTTGGGTCCATATCAAGAAGCGACAGCAAGGTGCGGTAATATTCTTGCTTCTGGCGTGAACGGCGCCTGCCCTTTTGCTGTGAGGGGAGGGGAGGGGTGGCAGCTACACCCAGGATTGATAATGAATCAAACGGAACTGGATACTGAACACCAACGTAGTGGTATTGCAGCCAGTTTCTCCTCGTGGTGGTGGGGCGATGACATTAGTGTTATAAATCATGCTGCATTATGTTCACCCGGAATTTGGGTATTTGTTGACCTGCCCTCTATGCCACATTCATTGTTAGTAATCATAAGAAACGGTATTTTTTATTCAATAGGCGTTGGTGCACCGGAAGGTCAGTGGGAGGGTAGCAAAGGATCACGACGGGGGGGAGGCAAACAACGGGGTGGCGACAGTGGAAAACTTGTTATTTATAGTCCAGATGATAGTATATTGGGCGGCACTAGCATTAATCGGAATCGCCAATTCGTTGGCGCTCTAAGCAGCGATCTCCTTCGTACACAAAATGCCAGAATGATAGGATATTACAATTCTGGAATACAAAATAGGCTACACCAAGCGCTTGTCGCAGCTGCTGGACAAGGTCTAGGACAAATAAGCGGTACTATGAAAGAAGTCAAAATGATTATGCCGCCTAGTTTCGGTAGTTATAATACATTGTCAAGAGGAGGGTGGTTGTGGTTTATGACTGGTGGCGTTAATTGTACATCTTTTACCCAATGGGTTAGCGGTACTGGGGTGTGTGGACAAATTATGGCTTGTCCCCATAGTTTATTAATGAAACAAAACCAGCTTACCTGTTTACCCGCAGGTGAATTGGAGGGTGGGAAACGTAAAACACGTAGAAGAAAACATAGAAAACGGACCAAGCATCGCAGGCGCCGGCAGAAAAAAACTCGTCACAATAAGAATAAGAAAAAGAGAAGAAGAAAAAGGACCCGTCGTTAATCTAATTTATTCTCCAGTTGTTTTTCTAAGTGTAAAATACGACTATTTAGAGTTTCAATATCTTTAATTAACAGTTGTTCCCGTTTAACTTCTGGATATTCTTCATTATAGTACCAATAATATACCCCGCGTATTCCATTATAGCCTATTTTTACAATATTAACTCCTAAATCAACCGCTTCATAGAGTAAGTAGCCAAATACCATTTATATAAAATAAATATTATATATAAATGGCATTCGTATTACCCGATTATGATAATTCAGATCGCGTAACATTTTATGTTAGAAAAGATTTTTCTGATCGTCCGGGGGAATGGACACATTATATCGATCGTAATGATGATAAAGCATTAATATACTATATAAGAATGTATATGGATACTAATGTAAAGGTGCGGAGACCGGGGACGCCAGCGAAATTAATAATGCCATCTTTGCCAGATTATTATGAACCATTACACTAAAATTTCAATTGTAAAGTTTTGAAGATATTTTCGACGGGATTTTTTGTTTTGGACATAAATGGACCATGTCCATTTTATTATTTTGGATCATACTTTGTATCAAAATATGACACAACTTCAACATTGGAAGGGAGTTTTCAAAATTATGAAAAAAACGCCCCTACAAGCAATTTTTAGGAAGATTATTTCGAGCAACTTTTTGTTACCATTTAAAAGTTGCTCAAAAGTTGCTCAGGAAATCACTCGTCAACTTTGTTACTGAGAATGCGAAGGCATTTTTTTATTACCCTCCCTGTTTTGTTACGATAAAAAAAAATGGTAAAAATGGTAAAAAAATGATAACTAAAAGTTGCTCGTTTTTTTTGCCTAGAAGCGATGGAATATTCAAAACCGACCTTTGAAGATTAGTTGCCTACAAGTTAAAAAATACAGGAAATTAACAATATTTTCCGAAAATAATTTAGCAACTTTTTGTTACCATTTATATATATGAGCAAATCCCATCCAAAAATACAAAGGGAATTCAATTGTACATATTGTGACTACCATACATGTAAAACCAGTAGTTGGAAAAAACATATTGCTACGAAGAAACATTTGATGTTTGTAAATACTAATGTTGTGGAAAAATCACCTTTTCAATGTAAAACGTGTGGAAAGGCGTATAGTCATGCTAGTGGACTATCCAGACATAAAAAGCGTTGTAAGGGCAAACTTAGTATTAAACAACGAAAACAAGCTATTCTACAAGCAAATACTAAATTATATGATAAAATGGAGACTCTTCTTGAAGAGACTAAGATTTTGAAAAGTGAACTTAAAAATATCAAATCATCTACCACAACAATTAACAATAGTCATTTGAATATCAATCTATTTTTAAATCAGAATTGCAAAGACGCAATGAATCTTACCGATTTTATCGATAATTTAAAGTATACATTAGAAGATCTAGATTATTCTGGTAAAAATGGATATGTAAAGGGAGTTAGTAATATATTAATTAAAAATTTAACTGATATTGATCCACGTGAAAGACCATTACATTGTTCAGATGCAAAACGTTTAAAATTTTATATAAAAGACAATGATACCTGGGAAAAAGATGAAGGGAATATCAAAATGAGTAAATCTATTGACGATATAAGCGAAAAACAACGTTTAAAATTAAAAGAATGGCAGGAACAAAATCCCGACTATGAGGGAGATGGAACTAAATCAGAAGAATTCTTTAATATTGTACGTAGTATAATGGGCGGCGGCGACGATATTGAATTAACTAAAAATAAAAATAAGATTATCAAATCTTTATCCAATGACGTTAGTATAAAATCAGTTATTGATGAGTGATAATAGTATTAAAACGGTTCACAAGTAGCGAATCCATGGGGCGATAAAGAGCCATTAATATCTCTTCTAACGCAGGTCGTATTTCCGGTACAACAGACCGCATGCATATTACCTTCGCCATCGCGTCCATCTTGGCACCAACCATTTGCTGCAAAACAGCACGTCCCTGAGCGAGCGGGCATTACTGGCGTACAAATATTTCCGCCATCATCACAACACCTTGTATCGCCATAACAGCCGCAGGTTGCTGGACAACCGGAATATGCTGTATAATTAATAACGTCTTTTCCAACTGGACAAACATCGTTTTTTTGAATAGTATCACACCAAGGTTTATTTGTTATATTGCAGCTATATGTGTTCCCTATTATAAATAGGAAACATATAATCACGAGCTTGTGTTCTTTTTGATCCATATCTGACGGTTGATGGTAATAATAGTATCCGAAACCTTTCAATTTTACCAGTAAACAAAACGCCTTATAGTAATAGTAGTGTCTTTGAGTCTTGTTAGTTCAAGTATAGGCATATTTTTGAGACTTTGCCAGTACTTGAAAACAATTTTTGATATCCACACATCTATCATTGTTGATATTATAACTAGCATCCATGTAAATGCTGTAGGTGTCGGCTGCATTCCATTATAACTTTCAACGGCATTTGATATATGTAATCCTAATTTCATTAACCAATCGGCTGTAATATAAATAAAATATGTCAAAACAAGACATTTTTTATATTTATCCGCGCCATAGTATCCAAATAACGCAATAAATGTTGGAATAAGAAAATATGGCGAATAAAATGAATATACAAGATCAAAGAAAAAATCTATAGCACAAAGGATCATGACAGTCCTTCGGAGATTATAACATTCGATCATTTTAGAACTAATACCTTCCGCATCGGGCATTTCAACATGATAACCTGTTTCAACTGGTATAGCTTGTACTACCTCTCGTCTGTCTGTCATTTAAAAATGTTAAGAGTATCTGTTTAAATTAATTTATAATATCTATTAACCTGACTAGTTAGCGTCTGCCTTATACATTTTTTTACATTTTTTAATAATCTTATAGTAGAGTTTTTTACCTGCTTTTTTTCTGCGTGTTGGAATGTCAACCTCTGTTTCCATTTTGCTCTCAGCTGGTATCATTAATGAGGTGTATATTGTAATATCATCCGAATAACAGGGGTCAGTTGCCATAATAATCCAAAGGGTATCCAGACAGTGTCTATCTTCGTATTTGTCCAGCGCATCTAAAACGAATTTCTGACGATATTTGCTTTCACAAATATTATTCCATTCGTCACCAACGCAGTCTTTGCGACAGATGTCGCCTGTACGCCAATGATCGGTATTTGCTTGCACTATGTCGCCTTCCTCCAGCAAAGTTTTCACATTTCCAAAATTATTATCACACGGCGAACGATTGCGCGTAATTATCATCCCTTGATTTTTACGCGTTCCGCAAATTGTTATATAGGTTGGTGAAATTAATTCCGCATTCGTAAATTTCTTGACCGCTTTATAATAGTTAGCATCGCTGTCCAAAACATTTCTCACTAGGAATCCTATAGCCCAATGACCCATTGCGAATCTATATAAATTATACATAAATCCTTTAATTGGGGAGTTTATACCATAATGAGTTTGACGATAATTAATAGATACTGAAAAGGCGCGGGCTTTCATTCCGGTTAGCACGCCAATATATCCAACCCATGTTGTCCCAGTAAATACTGTTTTATCGCGTCGTTTGAAATTGATTTGTATAGTTAATTCTTTTAAAATTGGTAGATCCCAATCCATGGTTCGTATGTGAATTGGATGATTTTTACCATTTACTATAACTGATGTACAAGCCGCAAATGCCTCATATATCAATTGAACAAGTAGTACTTTCCCGACGGATAAGCCGCTATTTTTGCATATGCCTTTAATTTCGTCATCCCAACCAGGCATATTCAAAACATTCCAAGAGGTTGCCATGTTGAGTATATTTTCTGCCAGGTTGGCGTTTTTTGATCCAAGCATTTCTTCTGCCAACCCCGCAGCTTTGGGGATTTGTGTTTTATAATGCGGAATGATATGATCCCACCTGGTTTCAGGCGGAGCATCAAGATCGATATCAAAAGTGGGGCAATTCTTGTGCATTTGTGTAGTTTGTGTTTTTGGTTATTGTTGCATTTTATTCATGATAATAACTTCAATTTTATTACCTTCTTTTCCTAGTGCGTCTATTTCTACTACCTTTTCTTCTCTTTTTTGTTCCACCTCCCTCTACTCTACGTTCACAATTGGGGCGTTCTAAGCAATCGGTGGGCGGTTTTGGATTATCTTTGTTCTCAGGCGCATTGGGTATTAAATTAGCAGCACATTTGGATATATTTCCATCTCCGACTGCATCACCATCGGCTATACATTTTAAATAATTATATATGGTCTGGGTACCATAGTAATCTTCTAATTGTTCAACTCTTGATGCAAATTCCGGAATAGGGATGGGTACGCCACTTTGTCTAATTTTTGGTAAATTTTCTAACAACATTCTAAATGCAAACACTGCCAGTTGATTCTCAAAAACACTATCCATTTCTGTTATTTGGTGTGCATCGCCGGACATATTTTTAACTAGATTTCTTTTGAGATTTAAAACGGCGGTCCGCGTTTGTCTTGTTATTGAAGGATTATCAACAGAAGATGCTATTGCTGAGAATAAAAACTCACTTAAATCATCTTCATAGTTTTGCATATTACCGTCATGTTCACCAAAAACGATAGAATCTTGTGATGGTAATTCCCAACAATTGCTGTCAGCATCAAGACCGCTCTTTCCTTCTAGTGATATATCAGCTGGAAAATTTCCCGCACAAGCATCCGCACAACTCTTATCTTTACAAGCACTACTGATTTTTTTAGTGTGACATGAAACACCTTTCAGACAATTTAAACTGCGCATTAGTAATGCGATAAGCGCCTTCTTCGTATTTGTTTGAATATTGGTCCTTCTAGTTATAAATTTTGCAATTCCAATGCTATAAGATCTATTACTGATAGGTACATAGGCATATTCCTTGTCTTTCCTGGAGCCGGTATTATCAAAGAGTAATAGAAAGTCTATGCCTATTCCCGGAGGGCATTTACTGCGTCCCGGATCAGTCCCATCAGCAGACGGCGTTAGTGGACCAGTACAAAACCATATTAAACTTGCTAGTATTAAATATGCAATTTGCATATTTTTAATATATCGTTCTCTAGAGAGAAGCGGCGATAATCCCACTGTTTCGCCGCGCGTTGATGGATCAAGACGAACAGCTTCTGATTTTTTTGCCCAGCCGATATACCGCGATATTATTCTATTTTCCAAGGAATTAAAATCAACAATAGGAAATCCCATGAGAAAAATATAGTTGTAGTTTTTACAACCTTGCGTAGCTATCTTACTTAATTCAAATAGAAATTGGAGGGATCTTGTATCTTTGAGGGAGGTTTCATATGTTATATTGATACCATTGATAATAGCCAATGCGGTCCTTAAATAAGATAATTCTGTATTATTAATTAATCCTGTTTCTGGATTACCAAAAGGAACAGTTTTTCCTTTTTCAAGAAATTCTTTTTGTAGCCATTCTTGTATTTGCTGTTTTTGCTTATGAATGTCGCCTATGAAGAACCCTCTGAGGATCTCAGAATCAATAGAGGACAATTGTTGAATATTCTCCAAGATATTTTCTCTCAATTGTTGTTTTGCCGCAGGTGTCTGTGTACTATCCCCCTTTGCCCTATCATAATTTTCTTGTTGTGCAGTTAAGAGTTGTCGCCAATTGTTGCCATATATTCCATTTCCCGAATTATTAATACCGGCTTTAATATCACCCACAGTTATATTGTCTAAATTTTTAATGCTATTTGTAATATCATTTAATGTGTGAATAAAGGCGTCGTCGTGTTCAATGATCTCGTCGTGACCTAGTTCGGTCCATGGTTTTTGTGCCGCTGCTTTATTAATAATATTTGCCCGTTCTACTAAGGTGGATCGCATTGTAGATTTGCCGGATCCGGGTGGCCCTGCTAAAACTATACAAAATCTAAATTTTGTCGCAACATTAGAGTATTGCGGCATTGTATCACTAGCCGCCTGTTTCGCCGCAGGGGAAGAATTAATCTGACTAATTGGTAACATTTCTTGCCATGCAGTACAATTTTCAGATTCTGCATCGGTTGTAACAAATTGTGGGAAAAAATTATTATTCTCAACAGGTTCCTTGGTTGCTTGTATTTTCCTACATCTGGAAATAAGAGTAGCTTCTGCACAGTTCACTCCCCATTGATATGATTGTGGACACGGATCCCATATACTCAATGAACATTCGCTTGTTACTGCATTACTAATTATACTGGATTGACTTGCCATTTTATATATATTATAAAATGGTATTTAAATATTAAGATTGATTGTATTTCTCTCCGATCTAGGCTTTCGCTTTGACTTTTGAGGAATACCGCTAGATACATCCATCTCTTTTAATTCCGAAACACTGATGGTCTCTGGATTTGGAGTATTTCTAATATTTACCTTTTTAGTTTTAATACCTGATAAAATATCACTAATATCGGATGGACCGCTCATGTCACGACGCGAAGTTTTTTGGGGTGGTATATTGCGCGCGGCATCTAGGTCCGGTCTATTTCTACTTCTTGGGTCAGATCGCGGCGGTCCAGGCGGTGAGCCCATGGGAGGCATCATGCCGCCAGGCATCATACCAGCTGGATTGCCTCCGGGCATCATATTAGGTGGCGGACCCCCTGGCATCATTCCGGACATAAAATTACCGAATCCGGGATTGCTAGCATTCATGCTTTGAGCTGCAGCATTGGTAAACTGTTGCATTAATTCTGGATTCTGTCTCAAAATATCATCCATACCCGGCATTGACGATTTAAACATAGTATTTGTCATGTGGAGCATGGCGGCACTTCCTCCGAGCATAAATAACAGTTTAAGCTCAGGCGCCATTTTAGCTTTTCCACCATATTTTTCATGCAATTCGCCAAAAACCTCATCATATTCTTCGATATTTTCGCCGATTGCTTCTCCCCACCCATCTAGTTTGATATCAAATGGGTCAAATTTTCCATTTAAGAATTCAATACCAGAAACAAATGCCATCAACATCTTACCCTGAAACTTAACTGAGTTACGTTTTCCAATATCAGCTTTAATCATTTCATACTCGCCTTGCATCTCCTCCAATTTATCATCCATATTGTATTTCTTACTAATCGTAATCCCCTGTTTTTCTAAAGCTTCTAGCTTTCTGATATAGGAAAACTTGAGTCGGAGTTCTTCTTCGGTCGTCAACTTTGGTTTTTCGGGAGGTTCGGCAACTGGATTAACAGGAATTTCATTGAATTTCTTAAATCCGTCCCAGGTTTCGTTGGATTTATCTGCACTTGCGACACCTAGTCTAATGTTAGGACTGTTATCGCTGCCGCCACTGGGTGGACTTTGTTGAGGGGAGTTTGAGGATGAAATATTGAGTTTGATACTTCCAGTAGGAGATCCTCTTGTTTCAATATTTGCAGCTAATTTTGACCGTTCGGCAGCGGTCATTGTTTTTTTGGAGGAATTAGATCCAGGTGCCAGACTCTGTAATTCAGACAAGTTGATATCAGACTTCGGAGAGTTGGATTTAGAAGCAACCTTCTGATTAATAAGTAGATCGGCGCCAGGTCCAAAATTAACACTTTTCTTTTCACTTGTCGTGCTACCTATGTCTAAAGGAGGAAGATTGTTTAATTTGATCAAACCTTCATCGCTGTTTCCTACAACCGAAAGTTTGGGGGAAGATGGAGGGCTGTTATTACCAAGCTTAATATCAATAATTTCTGCACTCATTATGTTTAATAAAGAACTTATAATTTTAAGTAAGACGCATTTATAATTGTTTAATATACCAAAGACCTTGTAAAAAAGAGTCTGCCAAATCATCTTTTTTTTTATGTCCTTCAAAATGAGCACTCCATGTGGATATATTATCATTTTCGTCCAATAAACTCCTCATGACTTCAATTCCTAATTTCTTTCGTTCATTGTAGGATGTTTTCTTTTTTGTACTAAATTCTTTTAATTTATTCGCTGGGGATATCTCTTTGATACTACTACAGTTTCTTTCTATGAAATGTTGCATAATCATTCCCTGTATCATTTTCATTCTTAATGCTAACGGACCAATCTGATTCTCAATTATCATACAATCAATCGGAGTGTCGCGTAATAATTCATCAAACGAAGACTTTATTCTGTGCCCGTATGTTACAAAATTAATATCCTTACTGTTTGTTTTAATAACGGGATTTAAATAATTATTGGAGAGGTCTATAGCAATATTTTCAATGTAATCGGTCTTTTTACTAGATTTTGTTAGTTTATAGTTTTTACCCTCTGCTATTTTTTTTAATTCCTTAAGTTTCATCTTTTTTATTTTAGATAATCTCATATTTGCCGGGGGTACAATAAATGGCTGTTTTTTGGCATGTAATTTACAATAGTATTTACCATTTTTATGAAATTTAGCGGGTTTACCACAAGATGCGCCACTTTTCTTTTTTCCACAGCATGTATTATGCTGATCATTGCATAAATCAATAATATCCCATGATTCTATCGTATAATTATTTTGCCCTTTATTAATAATACAGTAGGCAAGGTGTCTCATACCAACATCTATACTGAGTATTTTCATGTATATATAAACTTAATCTTATTTTTAATAACTTCTTAATATTGTTGTTTTTATGTTTTATAATAATTTTATATTATATACATGGACAACCGAATGGCGCGAATCAACGATGAAATTCAGTTGGCACGGCGATTAATTGCTCTGAATTTACTTACGAATGAATTTTACCAAGCGAATTCTAGAGACCGTGCGGTGGTTATAGCCCAGATCGAAAGAAATTTGGGGATAAGATTTAGAGAAGAAAGGCAATACGAAAATACAAGGAGGGATTATATTAGAAAAAAACGTGTATCAGAACAAATCGCACCTCTTGAAGCAAAGATGCAACAATTGCAGGCTGCACTTGCCCCCACTGTGGATGAGGGAAAAATTGTAGACGAGGCGGAACATACCAAAATACAGGGACAAATACAAACGATTCAGCGAAGGTTACAGCGCGTTCGCGCAGAGATACAAGGTATTAATCTTGGTGCCCTAGAACAAGCAGCAGGAGCTGCTTATCGCGCTTTAGGGGAGAAAGCAGCTGGAGTAAATACCACTAGAGCTAATTTATTAGAGGACTATAGAAAAGGTCGGGAACTTTTGAAGGAATTTAGAGATGCACGAAATGCTGGCGAGCTATTAGATATATCCGCCCCTGAGGTACAAGTAGAAGATACTACTGGTACTGCTATTGTGGTACAGACGGCAGCCCAACAACAACGGCTAATGCAAGCACAGATGCCGCCCGAAATTAGAGACGCAACCGCTCAAGTTCGTCAACAGTGGATGCATCAGCAGCGAAATTTAATAGGAATGGGTCAGGATTTGGGTAATATGCGAGGAATGTTGGGACAGCTCCTCGAAAGACAAAGAAACCAAGCTACCGTGGAAGGTCAAGAACGGCTCATAATGGGACAGGAAGCAGCTCATGAGCATCGCAGCGCGATCGAGGTGCGCCGTGACGAGCAATTTGAAGCAGTAAGGGGCCAATTAGACGATATAGCTGCAGATATCGCCCGCTATAATCAGCAGACACGACAAGAGTTACATGCGGCATGTTATCCATTAAATTGTCGGAATTTCTTTCCATGCCTTTTCAAATTTCTCGGAATGATCGTGCAATTCATAATTTATGCGCACAAAGTAGTTTATCAAGCGACTAGGGTAGCAGGCAGGGGAGCGAATGTTATGTTACAAGGGATTCCTTATGTTGGTGTAGCCCTAGGAAACGGTGCGGAGGGCGCCATTCTCATAGGAATGATAATGCTATATTTAAGCCTGTGGACATGTTTATTCTCAGTGGTAGGAACAGACTGGGATGCAACAGAAATGTTTATATTTGTCATTAGCTCAGGCTGTGAATTAATTAAACAAATTATCATATTTTTCTGGGATCAAATCAAGGTTATTCCGCAGCGGATGGGAAGTTTTGTATATAGATGCGTTGAACCTCTGATTGATGGTATTGGGTCAATGTTACGTGGTTTATGGGAGATGTTCTATGATATGTTGTGTGCGGCACTGGGAGGGAATCGCGCGGGCTATCTAATAGGATGCCCAGGGTCAAGCTTATGGGGCGGCGCCCGAGTTGCGGGAACGGAACTAAGCAATGACGAATTCTTTGAGCAGCTGCGTGCCTCCATTCCTGATGAATTAAAGGAGGAATGTAACACACTTACCGCATATCTTTCATCTAATAATCCTGACATATTGTCCTTACAACAAGTGGCGTGCAATATTATACATAAGTTGGAAATGGATGCAAAAAGTGGTACTTCTAAATATTTCAAAAATATCCAGGCTAAACTTAAAAAGGGGGGTTATGGTCCAAGCAATAAGCCACCTATATCTGATATAGCACGAGGATTAATGAAGGCGACTGAAAAAATCACATCCGAAGATGGTTATCTTCAAAAAGAGATGCCGAAACTCGTCGCCTTGGCAGAAAAGGCTTCAAGTGATTTACAAAATGGACTTCAGACAGGGAAGATTACAAAGGATGAAATGCAAAAACTCGAAATCATGTCGCCAGTGAACTTAGGTTTCACACTTACTGACAATGAAAGCCCTGCCTTACCATTTCCGAAAGGTGACACATTATTAGGAAAGCTGACTTCGTTGGTAGATATGTGGGACGAAAATTTTCTATTTGGTACAAGTTCGCCGACAGCTCAAGGCAACCTGTTAAAACAAAGAGACTATATTCCTTTTGGACTAAGCATAGAATCTGCGGAGGTACTCAGAAATAAATTATTAGGAAAATCTGATTGTCCAAAGATCGTGAGAAGTTCAAAAATCGCGAGCAAATCCAAGACTCAAGGTATCAGCGGCGCACAACTCTCCAAACTCGGGACAATGCGGACAGGTCGCATGCCTGTATCCGCAGCGGCTCTAGGACAAGGGGCGCAACGATCACTAATCGCAGCGACTGCCGGTGGACAAAAAAAGAGAACAAAAAAACGGCGTCGGCGAAAACGACGTTATTCAAGAAGAAGGAAAAATCATAAAACGCTGAGACGTAAGAGAACAAAGCGAAGAAAGTATAAAAAAAGAAAGAGTAGACGGAAGAGATCTAAGCGTAGGCGCTCTCGTTAATAGGTAGTTTATACACATAAGGATAACAATGAAATAATTCATTGTTTTCATCTCCTATTTTTCCAAATAACATCTCTCCTAAGAATGAAGAATGACTTACAACTGCGATATGATTCTCGGAGCGACTAGCAATCCATTTTTTAAATGTATCTATACGTTTATGTAAAAGTTCCAATTCTATATTATCGGCTCTCTTAGCTTCTTGAAACGCTGTATCTTCATCTTCTGTAATATTTGTGAAATCAACCGATGGAAATTGTTTTTGAAGTATAGATCGCATTTGTCTGTAATTACATGTCTCTTCTGATTGAGGATGTTCCTTGATGCAGTCAATGGCTAGAATAGGGATATGGGGCTTTGAATTAAATATGTTCTGAGCTGTTTGTAATGTTCTAGTTAATGGTGACACAACCACCAATTCAATCTTATTAATATCTCTCCATTCCTGTCCAAGAGTAATGGATTCAAGATGTCCGAAATCTACTAAAGGGGTGTCGCGGAACTCCGTATATGCTCTCCTTCCTATTTTTGGAAAATTAATATTATGCAATGCTGTTCCATGACGTATACAATATAATGTTTTCTTCATTATATTATAATTTCCTATGCTTTGTTTTAAATACTTGTTTTTTAATTATAGTTTGGCAACCCATGTTGTAACATCTGCGATTGTGTCATGATAGGGGCACAAAGTCGCGATTGTAATGCTGTATCAGAAAGATAAAGATTTTTTAAATCAGAGTTTTCGTATCCGAATGGTTGCGTTTTGTCGGCACAACTTTTAAATAGATATTTGTTTGATGGAGGCACAGGTTTAAAATTTTCCATGCATCCACAGCAATCAGCGCAAGCTGCGATAGTATTTTTATTCATTACCCGGTTGCCATTTTGGATCAACCATTGTCTGTAAGAGTAATTGCTGTTTATCCCAACACTCTTCTTAAGTTCATTGTTCATGCGACAGGCACTATTCCAATCGGTATATAAATTACCCTCACTCATCATTGCAGGAAATCCCGCGTGGATATTGTTAGAAGCTTTATAGCACGTTCCCCAACTCATACTGTTATATTATAATAGTATAAGAAATTAATTTGCTGTTGTTTGTTTCGCACTTGCTTTATTCAATAGGTCAATGATTGCATTTTTCTTCAAGCTCTTATAACCCTCCAGTCCTCTGCGTTTACATTCCGATTTTAACTCTTTTACTTTCCATTTATCTAGAGGTTTATCAGTAGGTAATTTTTTGACCGAAGTTGTTGTATTATCTCCCGCGTCATCTGTTTCGTCCTCGTCATCATCCTCATCGTCATCATCGTCAGCAGATTCGTCATCATCGGCACCCGATAGGTTAATATCTTCAAGGTCTTGCGCCCCGACATCCACCGATTCTTCAATACTAATTTCTTTGATATCGGTTTTATCTAAAGAACCTGGATCAACTAGTTCCGGCTCCACGACATTAACCCCAGCTGGAGCGGGCTTATCGCCAATTTCTGCACCGGAAATAGATAACATGACCTTCTTAATAGCATCATTATTCTCAATATTTTCTTCTAAGGTTAGACGACCGTCCTCTGACTCGGAATCGGAGTCGGAGTCAGAGTCGGAATCTTCGGAGTCGGAAACATCAATTAGAGGCGATGGTTCGCCACCCTGCATGGAAGAAGGGTGTTCGTAATTCTGCGGAGGTTCGCCCTGAGGCATTTGGGCAAAATTTTGCGCAGTTAATTGTCTCTGATTTTCATGTTCTTGAATGAGCTGGAACATCAGATCAACTTTTGTTTCTGTACTCGAGAGTCTATTTTTGAAATAAAAAAATAGCAATCCACAAACAACTAATGAAATGCATAGCGGTGTCAGTATGGTCTGTAGCATTATTATAGTTCTAATATATTTTTAAAACTATAATCAAACGAACCCCTAAAAGTTGTTCACAATTTTCCTTGTTTTATTAATAATATCATCCGGATATCCAAGTTCCTTAAGAACAGTAATCCCTCCTTTAATTTTGGATATACCCTTGCAGATTTTGTAATTATATGTTGGAATATCATCCAAAATAGTTGTATCCATATTAATATTTTCAATATTTCTATTTGTATCTAATTGATCACACAGCTGTATAAAATGCGTAGTTAACATAAATCTAACATTTCTTATTTCGGATATATATTGTAGATATGCCTGGGCGCTACTAATGGCTTCATATGGATTTGTACCAGAGAAAAGTTCATCAAATATACAAAAATGCTTATCTTCTCTATTAGCATCGATCGTTTGTATTATATCTAAACAACGCCGTGCTTCGGCTTGAAATAAACTATCTCTAGATGACGTATCGGGAATATTCAAATAACAATGTATATGATTAAAGGGTGTAATAGTGGCTTTATTATAAAAGCCAAAACCTATCTGCTGTGTTAATAAAAGATTCGTGGTTACAGTTTTCAATAATGTAGTTTTTCCGGAAGCATTTGGACCTGTGATTAATTTATTCGTTTTTAATGACACATTGTTTTTTATTACATCATCGGATACAATCGTTGGATAATATGCGGACTTCATTGATATTTTAGGTTTTACAGAATTCGTAAATTTCGCTTTTGTCAGCACCTTTGTTTTATACAATGCATGTATACTTCCTAATTTTTCCATATAACCATGGAAACCAAATGTAAATAGTAAGGTCTCCTCTATTTCTTCTGATTCGTATAATAAATAATATTGTTTCATTGTGTAACCCAATAGTGGAATTTTTTTTGGATTAAAGCTCGCTAATGGTACACCATTTAATTCTTGATACAACATATCCACCTTTTCTAATTTATTTTGTAAATATTCTCTATATGGTACGAACGATTTATAGTTGCCAATATTTGCAATGAAGGAACCGAGTTTTTCGCGGCTATTAAATAAATGATGTTTAATATTTTTAATATCTTGGTTAATGGTGTATGAATTCTTATAGAATTGGTAACATGATAATGCGTTTTGATATATATTATAGACGTACATTCCAACCATCAATAGTAAATAAATGCGTTGCCCCCAAGGCAATACAGCCCACTGTGTTATTAACTTTCCAAAACTGTGATTTTTAATAGATACCATTAAAATTCTTATATATGCAGAAAGTGTAACAGGAAGTCCTTTAAATTTCAAAAGTAAGAATGGAATAAGAAGTAATAACAATGGTGCTAAAAGATTCAAAGCCGGTGAGACAATGCTATACATGGACATAATTGCAAGAAAGAGTGTTGATTTATTAAGAAATTTGAGTTTATCCCAATTAAGATATTGATACTTATCAATAAAATTATCATCTTCTTTAATATTTCTGTAGCTCTCCCAAGCGTGAACGGCACCATGATCCTCTTTTTCAGAATTTTGATTACTAAAATTTGAGATTAAATTTTGATGATTTTGAAGGAATTTAATATCTGTTGTATAATGACCTATCCATTGCATAATACCATTTTTTCCAAATTTGGTTTTTGGTCTTAATAAAAATTTATAGATAGTATTATCTGATATATCTCCGATGGATTTCTCTAATTCAAGATCTTCAACTAGATTACCAGGTGTTTTATATACATTTTCCGCAAACTCAATCGGTAATTTGAAGTGTTTTTGTATTCTTTCTTGTAACATTATAGTTTTATAACATTATAAGATAGCGTGATGTACGAATTACGGACCGAGATGACTGCGCCAATTAGCAGGCATTTCCACAATCTGTGTATTATAATACTCCTCAAAGTGCTTCAGGCGCGCACCATCGTGTTTCGTGACAAAGTTAATTGCAATTCCCTTCCTACCCCATCGTCCCGAACGCCCAATCCTATGGAGATACGTATGTTCGCTTTTTGGGACATCAAAGTTAATAACAATGCTAACCTGCTGGACATCAATTCCTCGCGCAAATAGGTCAGAGGTAATCAGTACTCGGCAGGCACCGGATCGGAAGTCCTTATTATTCTGGTTTCGTTCATGCTCATCCATTTTGCCGTGAATTTTCTTGACCGGAAAGTCATCTTGGAGCATTGCTTCATGAAGATCATCGACACGGCGAGTACTGTTACAATAGATAATAGATTGGGAAACAGCGAGACCGCTAAAGACATCCTTCAGGGTGAGATATTTTTGTTCGTCGCCATCCAGTTTAATGTGGTATTGGGCAATTCCCTGCAATGTAAGCATTTCAGCCTTAACAAGAATTCGGGATGGATTATGCATAAATGTTTCAGACAATGCCTTTGCCTCTTCAGGGATAGTTGCCGAAAATAGTCCGATTTGAATCTCTGAAGGCATATATTGGAAAATTTTATAAATCTGATCTTTAAATCCTTGCGAAAGCATTTCATCAGCCTCATCCAACACAATAATGCTGATTTTTTCCGTTTTAAGATATTTTCTACGGATCATATCGTGGACACGCCCGGGCGTACCGACCACAATATGAGGAGGGTTAGAATCTAGCTTTTGACGATCTGCATCAACAGATGTTCCTCCGACTAGTAGCTGCGTAACTAGACCTTTGCGAAATGAACCTATGGATTTGACAACAGACAGAATTTGATTGGCAAGTTCATGTGTTGGTGCCAGAATTAGGGCTTGGGTATGCGACAAGCTTGGGTCAATAATATTCAAAACGCCTACAGCGAAACAACCTGTCTTCCCGGTTCCAGATTGAGCCTGAGCAATGATATCGCGCCGCTTTCCTTTTTTATCCTTTCTTAGCATAGGAATAATTCCCTTCTTCTGAATAGGACTAGGTTTCTCAAATCCATAAGCATAAATACCTCGCAAAACTTCTTGGTGCATCTCCTCGCAGTGGTCCCACTCTTCAAGAGTGGTCGATCCTGAACTAGAATCATTAGAGTCTTTTGGGGGGTTCGTTTGTTCGTTTGACATGATATACTATCCTGTGCTTCTGCTTTTAAGTAAATATAATAATATTATTTGAATCAATTTTTTAACCTGTAGTTTTATAAAATTGATATAAATATAAAAATACGTTATTAGATTATAATACACCATGACCTGCTTAGCCGATAGACAATATGATCTGCACGCTTTTCATCGCATCGGATGTTCTATTGATCCCGATGCAAATATAAATCCTGAAGCTGTAGAAATGATAAATAAATTGGCACTCCGTGTGGGTGCACCTGAGTATCAACGAACGCCAACCTTCCAAAAACGCCATAATGACCATAATAGGGGGCGGCGCCGCCCGCAGCGACAAACCATTACAGCAGCTGATTGGCAGGAAATGCGCAATTTTAAAGCTCAAACACTTCAAAAGAATGAGGAGGGTATTGAAAAGGAGATCGATGATCTTCGTCTGAAGCTAAATAGAATTACAGCTCAAAATTATAAAGACTTGCGCGACGAAATCATTACTTTATTGCAAAAGATTCTAGATTCTTCGCCAAAGGAGGAAGAGCTTTTGAAGGTCGGCGAATCAATATTTGAAATCGGTTGTCTTAATAAATTCTGGGCAAAGTTGTATGCTGAACTTTATAAAGATTTGATGGGCATTTTCCCTGTAATGAACTCTATTTATAAAAAGAATTTCGAAACATTCCTTTCCTTATTTGATGTTATTCGGTTTGTGCCCGCAGAGGAGGATTATGACAAGTTTTGCGAAATTAATAAAGAAAATCAAAAGCGGCGCGCAGTTAGCACGTTCTTTGTTCATTTGATGCGCAATGGAGTTTTGAAAGAGGAAAAGGTATTGAATATTATTACAGCTCTTAAGAGTAAATTTACTGATGCTATTGAAATGGAGGGTCAAAGAAATGAAGTGGATGAAATAGGTGAAAACCTCTGTATCCTTATTTCGGAGGGGTCAGAAATGTTGTCTGCGCACGAGGGATGGGATTCTGTGCAAGAGTTTATAGAGGCGGTCGCTGATATGAAACATAGGGATCATCCTAGTCTAACAAGTAAAATAGTCTTCAAATTTATGGATTTGTGTGACGACTAATCAATAATCATAAAGGTATAAAAAAATTTAATTATAATAAATTATATGACGGATGCTAGTGGCAATCTCTCTTTTTCTCTCCGGGAGGTAAGTAATGAAACGAAGGAGAACATAACATACGATGATCTTGTTCAACAGGTGGATTACATGGAAATGTGCTCCGCTGTGACTATGGATGATTATATTGCACAAGAACTTGAATATAATGAAAATTATACTAAAAAGGAGTTGGAAAAAATAGCAGAATACTATGAGTTGAGTAAAAGAAAAAAGAAAAAGCAAGATCTTGTGGAAGATATTGTTTTTTTTGAAAAGGCGCCTGAAAATGTAGAAATAGTTTACAGGCGAAAAAGATTATGGTCTTATATTGAAGAGATTAAGGCTGATAAATATTTAAGTAAATATTTAATATTTGAATAAGATATATGGTAAAATCTGTATTAGATCCCGAGATCGAGTATACTGATGTTATGACAATTGATAAGAGTGATATAGGATTTGACGCTGTTCAGTTCCAATTAGAATTGTTTCCTAATACAGCAGCAGTTATTGCTTTAGGCAATGTAAAATATACCTATTCTGCAAAGAATATACTATATGTACCGGTATATCTTATAAAAGATGGTGAAGTGGTCGATCAAATTGGAATATATGAGTTCTTGGCTAGTAACTATACACAGCTTATGGACGAAGATGGGGACTTAGATATCGATAAATTTGTTAACCCGTTGCCATTATATTATAGTTTTTTCAATGAAAAGTTTTTGAAATCAAAAATGGGGGATAGGCTTGTAAATTTACAGACCGGGACGCCAGAACCACCCGCCGCAAGTGTATCGGATTTAACGGGTGAATTGGGCGAATTAGAAGAGGAGGAAGTCGGTAGCGATGAATGGACGTCACCAAATAAACCAACCGTATTAGAGGAAATATTGGGAGACGAAGAATCAAAGGGTGATCCACAGATTGCACTTATGAATCAGGAGATGAAGGAACGAGAAATTTATAAGCCAAGAGCTAGCGATTCGTGGATTAAAAAATTTATGAAAAATGGAAGTTATTCATTGTTAGATAATGAGGGAGGGGGCGATTGTTTGTTCGCTATCATAAGAGATGCATTTAAGGATATACCTAGAGATATGTCCGTGGCTGCATTACGGAAAGTAGTTAGCGATGCCGCAGATGAGACGGTATTATCCAATTTTCGCGAACATTATGATATGTACTCTACTGAATTGCGAGATCTTACAGCGCGACAGGTAGAAATTAGGGACAAGATGCAATTGTTAAAGGTACAATTTGAGACAGCTCCTTCACGCGAAGAGAAACTGGCTTTGGCAAATGAGGGTAATAAATTGCGAGCAGATTTTAAAAAAATAGCAGTTGAGAAAAAGCATGCTAGAGAGTTGATTCATGAATTCAAATGGATGAAAGGGATTGATAGTGTAGCTAAACTAAAAGCTAAGATTAAAACCTGCAATTTTTGGGCTGAAGGATGGGCGATTAATATTTTGGAAAAGGCTTTGGATATTAAATTAGTAATTTTATCTTCTGAGAATTACAAACGGGGCGACATTGATAATGTTTTACAATGCGGTGATATGGTGGATGATGATATTAAAAGCAAGGGTTCATTCAAACCCAAACATTACATTATAGCATCATATCGCGGCGATCATTATTTATTGGTAAAATACAATGATCAGCGTATTTTTAATTTTCAAACATTGCCGCCTAGTATCAAGCAAATGATATTCAACAAATGTGTAGAATCAAAGGGCGAAGGTATGTATAATATGATCCCTGAATTTGCAGCCATGCGATCAAGTGGATCTCCAGCGGCGACTCTTCCGGTGACTGATAGTGGCGCGGAAGATATAGGATTACCAGAGGAGGAAAAAAGTGACGAAGGTTATGATAATATGAAGAAGGTTACATTTGATCCCGAAGTAGTCTTTCAGTTCTATTCAAAATCATCCAGTAAACCAAAGCCTGGGAAGGGAGCTGGAGAGAAAATTACCAAAAAAAAGGTACTAGAGTATGCTGAATTGGCAGCTATCCCAAATTGGCGTACTGTTTTATCTAACTTTTATGTAACAAAAAAACCAATAGTTATTGATGGTATGAATTGGTTATCGGTTGAAAATTATTATCAAGGATCAAAGTTTAAAAGGAACAATCCTGATTTTTATGCTAAATTTGCCTTAGATTCTGATTCAGAGATTGCAAAGAGTCCGGAATTAGCAAAGGCGGCGGGTGGAAAATCTGGAAAATTCAAGGGAAAATTAGTGCGTCCAAAAACAGTAAAGATAGATCCTACCTTCTTCGCTTCAAAAGAGAATGAGCGCGCAATGTACCGTGCTCAATTAGAAAAATACAAGAGTGATCCTTTAGCCAAACAGGTTTTGCTTGCTACAAAGAATGCCAAATTACAGCATTTCGTTAGAGGGCAGGCACCAATAGTCTTTTATGATACTATGAAAATTAGAAGTTTATTGCGAAAATCTTCTTAAATTTATAATAATTCAATAATTATTATAAAGCTAAAGAAAATATGTATATTATATAACACTTATGGATTTTTCTAATGATTCTGAAATATTAATGACATTTTTAATGAAGGATTTTCATAAATTTGCAAGGAAGCGATCCGCGCAGCAGCAGCATATGTTTGATAGTATAATTTTAAATTTTTACAAGAAAATAAAAGAGTCGAACAGCAAAATAGATGCGATGTGGCGAACGCCTCGGATAAAGCGCGAAATGAAAGAGACGCCGCATTTGGGGGATATTAGACACAGTGAGTTAATAAAGGGTGTTTATGTACCTGAGGATATACGCCGCTTTATTAAAAGAAATACCAAAGGTATTATTTCATACAAAGGTAGTATTTTGGGGCGGGAGATGACAATTAAATTATATTTAACAAGTGATAGACAATTTAACGAACTTGCGAAAATAGATCTAATCGCGAAACGAATGTTTGTATGGTTATATTTTATTATCCCATACACTAATACTAACTGTTCCAGGACATTAACGGCGCATTGTTATCTATGTCCACATAAGAAAGAATTGCCTCAAGCACAGTTTACTGTATTGGGTCCATCGCACGTGAATGGTGGCGTTACTACTGCATGTCCTACAAATGGTGAAATTTGCATATATCGTGAAGAAGAGTTATTTAAGGTTTTTATACATGAAACATTTCACGCATTTGGTCTTGATTGGTCTAATATGATAAGTTCTGAATTACGAGGGAAATTGAAGGCTCTGTTTCCCATTTCAAGTACCATGGATGTCAGCGAAACTTACACCGAATTTTGGGCAACAATATTTAATTGTTTATTTACAGCTTTTTATTTACGGGATAATTATAACAATAAAGAAAACTTTCTGTTATATGCCGAATATTGCATTTATTTTGAACAAATCTTTTCACTTTTTCAGTGTGTGAAAATATTGCAATTTATGGGTATTTACTATAAAACTTTATTTGAGATGGATGACATAAGTATCAAGGCACGTAAATTTCTTTATAAAGAAAAGAGTAATATTTTTGCATATTATATACTTAAAATGGTATTATTGATGCATGCGGATCAATTTATAACATGGTGTATTAAGCATAATTCTAATATATTGAATTTTAAGAAGACCAATGGAAATCTGAATAAATTTTATGAGTTTATAAAACAACATTATGATACTCGCCCACTTCTTCAGGATCTAGATAAGATGCATCAAATTGTAAAGCGGGGGAAGAAATACAATCGTAAAGTAGTTCCAAAGTCATTGAGAATGACTGTAATAGAAGTTGTTTGAAAAATTGATATGATAAATTATAATTTAATTATAAGCAAATAAACACTGTTACAATAATATGGGAGTTAGGTTGCTTAACACGTTTCTACAATCGCGATGTCAAGATGTCACCAAAAAAATAAATTTGCAAGATCTTCGAAATAAGCGCATAGTAGTAGATGCAAGTATATATATGTACAGATTTAGTGCCGCGGATGCACTAATAGAAAACACGTATATGTTGTGTTCGTTGTTCCGTCATTATGGTATTCGCCCTCTCTTTGTATTTGATGGTAAAGGGAGAAGAGAGGAAAAGCGTGAAACGATTCAAAAGCGGAATAAGGAAAAACAACGCGCTCTAAAGAAGTATAAGGAATATGAAGTACAGTTGAAGGAAACAAACGGGGTAAAGAAGGATAAAATAATCAACAAAATGGGGGAGTTGCGTAGAACTTTCGTAAGATTGGCTCCTGATGATATGAAAAATATAATGGATTTGCTTGATGCATACGGAATAATGTATAGGGTCGCAAAAGGGGAGGCGGATGAACTATGTGCAGCCCTTGTTTTGAATGGAGCCGCATATGCTTGCCTTAGTGAGGACACGGATTTATTTGTTTATGGTTGTCACCGCGTTCTTAAATATATCAGTCTTATAAATCATACCGCTGTTATGTATGATTTATCTACAATTCTCTCCAAATTAAATATGTCCATGGACAGTTTCCGAACCACGTGTTTAGCTTCAGGGACAGATTATATAGCAAAGGGCGACAGAAATATATTTCAAAATTACGATTTGTATGAACTCTATAATGAATCGGAGGTTAATACCCCATTTATTCACTGGTTGTTAGATAATAAGTATTTGAAAGAGGACATGCATCAAAAAATTATGAATGAGGATGCGGTATGTCGCAATACAATTAAAAATACCCTACAACAGCTTAGTTACTTCTTGATACGCAATCGTGACATTGATCATCAAAAACTAAAATATGTGCTTGAAAAAGACGGATTTATATTTCCATAATAATTTAACAATAGTATTAAATTATTATCCAATCCTTTCGGATATTTTTAATTGTTTTTCAGGTATTTTCAAATTTACGCTGACTCGACAACCGTGTTCTTCTTAGCGAAGTGCGGACTCATGTAGCGCTGTAGATTAAAATAGGTGAGCTCGTCGCTCTGCTTAAGCTTGAGTAGCTTGCGGAGCTTGGCGTCTGCGAGGATGCGGCGTCCATTCTGTGGGTCCTGTAGAGAGTGTTGGCGAATATATCCATTAATTTCACGAGTCACCTCAGTGCGTGCCATCTCGGTACCCTTAGGCTTGCCGAGGAAGGCTGCTAGCTCTGAGCTGATCTTGGTAGGCTTCACGAAACCACTAGGGGCACGGTTGCCACTACGGCGCGCACGCTTTTTGCTAGCCTTGTGGGCATTCTTAAGCTCGCGATCGGCACGCTTCTGAAGCGACCGAACCTGTCCCGTAACAGCAGTAAGCTGGCTACGCAGTGCCGTAAGCAGTGCGAGAACATCAACAAAGGCATCCGTCAGGGACGGAGTTGCCGGGGTCTCCTCAACAGGAGCCACGACCTTCTCAACCTGAGCAGCTGGAGCAACTGGCTCAACAACGTTGGTTGCCGCCTTAGCTTTCTTGGCGGACTTAGTAGTCTTAGGCTTGGCAGCCTTCTTAGCAGCAGTCTTTTTGGAACTTCCCTTCGTCTTTGGCATTATACTCTACTTATGGAATTACTGTTTAAGTTGTTTGAGGAATAAATATATTTAAAATATTTTGAGACGCTTAACAGTGACATTTTGCTAAATACAAACGCAAAATATCAAATTAATTGTATACTACAGACTCGTAAAGCCATGGAAGTGCTAAAGCTGCGGGTTCTGATACCAATGTAATGGCAGATAAGATGTAATATGCTCCCAGAGATTGGTTTTCTCTGTTCGGACTTTTAGAAATCAATCCTTCAAAAATATTCAATATATTGGTTCGAACCAGTTGAAAATTTTGTGTTGTTAAATGATTGATATTAATACCCGCAAATGGGTTTCCATGAGGCGGACATATTGCCTTTTTAACTGTATCGGAAAGCTGCGCTCTATATTCCCATATATCCGCTAATTCGCGTATCAGTTTTATGAGCAAGGGCTTGCTTAATTCCATGAACCAATCGGGATTAGTAATATGTCCAAACGAGTCTATCTTATAAAATAGACTCTGTACCTTTAATCCCGTCCTCTTTTCAAGCGACAAATGTGTTGTATCATCTGTCAAAATGACGTTCGTTGGTTCGCGCAGAATTTTGCTATATTTCAAAAATTTGTTAAACTTTTCCAGTGTACTTTTTGATATTGTTTCGCGTGTATATGGATTGGTCGGCAACTCGTTCTTTAAAATCAAGTTATGGAGAGATTTTGCATTAAAACCAAACATTTGACCATTATCTTTGAAACTAAAGAATTGCGCATAAGGTATTTTTTTAACATCGCTTAATGATAGAAAGTCTGTTGTATTTGTACATTTCCTATTCAACGCGGCAGCCCCTTGCAAGTTATTATAATTGCGCCTCAATTTCCCTCGCCAATGTTTCTGAACCAAAATTGCATAGTTTGAATACTTTAAATAATTATAGACTCGTGCTACCAATTCACCTTTATTTCCTGATACCTTTAGTTTATAATAACGCGCCATACTCTTCAATTGCGATACATTGTAATTCTTCTCAAGCAATAAATTCCATTCACTGTAAGATGGTACAGAAAACTCATCCACGGTCACCTTACGTCGTTTGGATGGTTTGGGGATATTCTTTTCAAAAATATTATTCTTCAAAAAAGTTTTTGGAGAGATTTTCGTCATTTTATATATAATATGTCTAAAATTTAAATCTTTTTCGGAAATAAATATTATTAGTATTTATGAGTACTACATGTATGTAGTATTAATAAATACGGTTTATTAGTTTGTAACATTTCTACCTATACAGGTCCCCCATCCAATAACGGACGGTGAGTATACCCCTTGCGATATTAATAGAGCGGCTGTACCGCCAACAACAACACATGTTATGACCCAACCGCATGCTGTCTTTATAAATACATTACAGTTTACACTTTCGCATTTTCTACCGCCCTTTTCTAATAATCCAACACCAACTGTTGAACCAACTTGACAATGGGTTGTCGATAATGGTAAATTAAATCTACTCCCCGCTATTATAACCAGTGCGGAGCTGAGTTCAATTGCTACGCCTCTTGATGGTGTAATTTTACATAATTTCTCTCCGATAGCCATGGTAATCTTCTTCCCATATATGAATAATCCCGATGCGATACCTATACCACCCATTCCTAAAATCCAATACGCGTCGTTCCCCATACTAGCTTTTTTATTCAAGTCGCCACCGGAATTATATATCACATATATAGCTGCAAATGGACCTATCGCATTTGCTACATCATTCGCACCATGAGAAAAAGCATCGCATATTGCAGTAAAAACTTGTAAATATTTAAAAACTTCCTCGGTCTTTTCATCAAATCTTTCGGCGGAGGTATGAATCTTGACAACTCTTTCTAATTCATGGTCTGACTTAATATTTAGATTCGCCTTACTTTCAACGATAGTATCTTCAAGCTCGCGTATTTCTATTTCTACCGATTGTTCTCTAGTAAATTTTTTCTCTACATAATTTTTTATTCTTGGCACAATAGGTAACGTTATGAGCGCCGCTATACCACCAGCTCCAAAAGCTACTCCAAAAGCTATCCCTAAAGGTGTTTTATGTAACCCCAACCCCTTAGCTCCTTTATATATTATAAAAAATGTGTTTATTGTAATTGTTGAGCCAATTAAAACAGGATAAATGCAGTTCAATCGCTTTGAATTAAAGTCATGACGCAAAACAGTGCAGCGTGTCACATAAAATATACACATTGCTGTTATACCAGATAATATAGGTGATATAAACCAAGATAGTACGATGCCACTTACTCCCCCAATATAAGGAAAGGTATCATTGTATACGTACCATTTCACACAGTCATTGCCACCAAGGACTAGAGTCATTCCTATCATACCTCCGACGCAAGAATGAGTCGTTGATACCGGCATTTCAAAATAGCTTGCCGTAAATAACCAGATACCAACAGATAAAATTACCCACATGCAACCATACATCAAAATATACGGATTTTCTTCGAAACATTGATAATCGGCTATGCCTTTTCTAATGGTATCAGTAACATGATTGCCCATGAAAATCGCACCGGCTGTCTCAAAAATAGCTGCCAAAAAAACAGCTTGTTTAATAGTTAATGCTTTTGAACCCACAGATGTAGCAAAAGCATTTGCTGCATCGTTTGCTCCTATGCCGGCGCTGGCAAAAAAGGCAAATATTCCGCCGACAACAACGATCCACAAATACATTCTATGTTATTCAAGTATTAATATCTTTATTATTATTTTTTCAAACCTATTAGGCTGTGTAGTATTGTTCATTACGTGACATAATAGTAATTGATACGGACCTAATTTTTCAAAAAATTGATTTAAAAGATTGTCTCTAAAATAAGACATAATCCTGATCATGTCTAGCCCATCCGAACTCATCGTAAACGCCAAGCACTTCAGCCCTGATGCCATTGCTTACCAGTCAGCCAAGGTTAACAGCCGCGGCGGTAAGAGTGTGCAAATTCGTCTCCAAGGACAGCCGCTTGTCCTAGCTATCCCCCTTATGTTCACTTGGGGCGTCAACGAGCGTGTTGACGAGACTTCTGGTAGGGTCTCATACGATCTTGCCATTGTATTTGAAAATGAAAAGTCTGCAGCCATTAAGAGCTTTTGTGAAAAGCTGAAGCAGATGCAGGATAAAATTCTAGATGATGCATCCACTACAAAGTCAAAGGAGTGGTTTGGAAAGTCAAAGATGAGCCGCGAGGTGGCGGAAGCAATGATGTATCCAATTCTCAAGTATCCCAAGGACAAGAACACCGGCGAGGTGGATTATAGCCGTGATCCCAATGTGAAGATCAAGGTCCCTTATTGGGAGGGCAAGTTTAATATCGAGCTATTTGACTGGGAGGGTAAGCCGACTTTTGCACCAGAACGCGACGGCGTGGTTGGTCCTCAGGGAGATAAGACGCCGCTGGATCTTGTCCCTTCAAAGTCTCATATTAAGGGACTGATTGCCTGCACGGGTCTTTGGATGGCGGGTGGTCGCTTTGGTGTCACTTGGAAGCTTGTTCAGGCTCGCGTCCGTAAGCCTGTCCGCCTACTTGGTACTGGTGTTTGCCATCTTCTAGCCGATTCTGATGACGATGAGCTTCTTCAGCAGTCGGATGAGGGCGAGGGTAAGGAGGAGGCTCCTCAGATGAATTCCGCTCTTGCAGACTCAGGTGGCAGCGACGCAGAGGAGGAGGAAGAGGTTGTTGAGGAGGAGAAGCCTAAGCCTAAGAAGAAGAAGGTTGTCCGTCGCAAGAAAACCAAGAAAAGTGATGCCTAATTGCGTTAGATAAATAGAAATAACGATTTATAAAATTTTTATTTCTATGATAAATTAGTTTTTAATCTATGCTACCACCAGTACGACATCTTTCACGCATAAATCCATAATTTCTCCAGCGTAGTAACCTGCCATTAGTGCATTAAACAAGGATGCCGCTTGAGGATTTGATGATACCGGTATCTTTGACTGTATTAAGTTTTCCGCGGAACCGGTGATGCAGAGGGGAGGCGAACTGCTGGCAGGTCCTGGTCCGCCCAAGCCAGGTGGATTATTGAATGTTACTAGATTGAATGTGTATTGTCCCGTCGAAGTTGTTAAGATAAAAGTTGCCTTTGCTATTCTAATATCAGAATTCTGTGGACCCAATGGAACGTCAAACCATAAATTACAGAATATAGTTCCATTCAGGGCGACGACGGGTGGCAGAGGAGGCTGTTTAAGTGCTGTCTCGGCTGCGCCAAATTGGACATTTGTTACTGCAATAGGGTTATTTAAAAGCGGAGTTCCGAAAAGTAGGGTTTGCGGACCCTGCTGTTGAGCAGGTACTAAAGACCCGCTATTGCCGTAAGCACCTCCGAAGCAATTCACGGCGGATGCGCTACCGAACCAGTGTCGGTCTAGGTCGTCTACAAACAGATCCGTTTTCCACTTGGCGCACTTATCCAAACCGCCGACGCCGCCCTCTATTTCTAACACTTCATACGGTGTAAGACCGCAGCCTGGTTTCCCCGGCTGAATTGTTTTATAATATGGTGTATTAATATTACCAATACCACCAGCGGCTGCTAAACATTTGTTTGCAGGCGTTACACAAAAGGGTGGTATATTCTTATATGTTTTATGCCACGCGACCATATGTACAAGGGGCGTCGCACATATTCCTCTAGCACAGCTAACTCTTTGATTGATGTAGCCTCCTAAAATTCCGCGGCGACCGACTCTAGACGGGCATCCCGACATTTTTAAACCCAGTTGATTTGTATTAACAGAACCTGTCCGTTGTTTTGCTCTTCCATAGTATCTTACCATTATGTATAATACTATGATTATAATTTAAGATAAATATAAATATCACCGCGCTTACTCGTATCATATAAATCATCATATTGTGCAAGCAATAACCCGCGTTTTCTTAGTATATATGTTTGTTTTTTACATATTTTCAATAATTTACATTCTACTTGAAATGTTTTATCTCCAATATTAAATGTTAACTCTTCATTTTTTAGTATTTCATTCACATCGCCTTCGATAGTAATATGGATATTGTTATAATTATCAATGAATATATTGCTGGGTAACTCTGGGATGCACTGTAAAATGAGGTCATTTCCTGACACATCATATGTTATTTCTGTATGCCAAAGTGGTACATAATAATCTCTCCCTTCGCGTGTTAATTTGAAAATTTTGTCACAGATTAAATCATTTATATCTGGATTTAATATTATTATATTATCGGAACTGGTTTTCTTGTTTATTATATCCAAAATATCGTTACTAAGATCATCATCTATGTTGAAGATGTCCTTGTATTTTTTAAGATAATTATATACGTGGCATGCCCGATCCTTATTCATTTTTTCTATTATTTTTAAAGTTACTGTTTTACAAGAGTTGGTCAACGTTTGTAAGGTGTTATTAATAAACTTATCATCATCTTCTAATTCCGGTATCATAAATTTCATACATTTCTTGAAGATTGCGACATATGATACATCATCATCTTCTTCAGAAACTGGCATGTTTTTATGACGGAGTAGAAAATCGTATGCTTCTCTCCCTTTTCTAAATTTATCAGCATCTTGTGATGCAGTTTTATCGGGATGGTACTTTAACGAATGGCGGTAGTACGCATGTTTTAGCTCTTTATCTGTGTATTCTGGTTTAAGATTTAAAATTTTCAATGCACTATTATAATTCATGAACAACACTACATAAATAGAACATCAATCTCTCTAAATGATAGATGGGTCTATAGTTATTATTGTAAAATTTTAAAAAGTTGGAGAGAAACAACTGGATATTTTCCAGTTGTTGACCATTTATATTTTTCTCTTTTATGAAATGCGCTAATATGTACCAAAGACATTCATAAAGATCTAAATGGTAAATGAAAATATCATATATTCTATCTCTGAATGCGAGATAACCCAATTCTTTATAGTTTTCCAAATCAGCAATTAACCGGTTAACAATAATTCTATTAGGGTATCTCAATTCATCATTTTTACTAACTATAGATTTAATATTTGATATATTTTTTGCATCAACACTGTTAAAAAGAGTAGAACCAATGCACTTTTTATATTGCGATTTTGTCGGTCTTTTTATTGGTATAGTTATACAACGATTCAATATGCTTTTTGGTAAGAAACTCACTGTTTCTGTAATAAGGATAAAGGATATTTTAATATTTTTATGTTCCAATGATTGCATGTAGCTATAAAATATATCTAATAACTCATTATGAATTTTGTGAAAGTTTTTACAGACGATGATTCCTTTATGCGATTGTCTGGCAGACAGAATATCTAGTATAGCCTTGTAAATTTCATTCCATAAGACTCTAGCATGACAACCTAATAATTCCATATCAATTTCGAAATGAATATCGCTAATTTTAAATGTATGTTGCCTTTTTTTTTGGTGATTCACATTCATTTTACGTTCATATTTTAATCCTGATGGACTGTAGGGTTTTATAAATTTTAATGATTGGGTATATTTACCTACTCCAGGCGGACCGTATAATATTATATTATTCTGAAAGTCAAAGTTACTATGTACTGTCTTAAAAATAGATGTTGTTTCCGGATGAAGGTCTTTTTTTTCGCACGATGTAATATATTCTTCAAACTTAGTTTCATAATACTTCATAGATAATAATCCTCTGTATCTTTATTTAAATACTTACATTTATATTCAAATAATGGATGAGGAGGTACAAGATATTTTAACGCGTATGGAGCAGTATAAGGAGACGCATCCCAATCTTTCTTTACTATGGAAAACATATCTAGAAGAAAAGGTTAGAGGAACGAAGATAGCAATACAAGAATGTAAAATAGCGCTATCTCAAATTCAAGAATTAAACGATTTAACACCAGAAAATATACTACTTTTATACTGTATGGGGAATTTAGAGACTCAATAATTGACTTAAATATATATTAAATAAATATTTAACATGATAATTGCTATAGATCAAGACCAATACAATAAGGATTATATATTATTCTCTGAAAAGACAAAAAACAATATACTAAATAATGGAAACTTTTATCGTATATTTTATTCACCATCTTCATTCAGTATGAATGGTGTCCATTTGTACTTTGATTTGCAGAATATTCATCTAGAAAGTTATTTTAATAAAATTAAATGTACATTCGATAAAGTTAGAAATAAGTCTGTAATAGATAATATTAAACAGCTTGAAAAAGATATACTATCGGTCTGTCCAAATGAAAATAAAACACCGACATACAGAATAGAAGAACAACTATCTCAAGGTTTCATAAAGATATTCTCAGAAGATGAATATAGAAAATTTAATTATCAGAATGTGCAAATATTACTTAAGATTTCTGGCGTATGGACAGATGCTGCCAATTACGGCATTACTTTTCGTTTTTTCTTTAACCATCCGTGACAAAAGATGTAACAATTACAAATAATTCAATCGCCGCCGCTGATGTTAATACAGAGAATAAAATAATTGCCGCCACCCAAACACTTCTCCAGGCAGCCGAGTCGCCACTTGGGTCAGACTGTGATACATAGAATTTATTCAAAATAAATAGCTGCATGACTAATAAGAAAAAGGAAAATCTGTTAAACCAAAAGAATTTAGTAGGCAAAGTGTCTGGATTCTTTTCTAGAATTGGTCTGATTTTTATAGTTATAAATATTAAAATAGCCAGTGGTATTAAAGTTCCTAGATTGGGTAACATGACCGAAATTGTATTTAGCGCGCCCCCAAATGTACCCGATTGATTTGTTGCCACAAGCCTCATTGCTAAAATCCATGAAGCCAATAACCCAATGGCAAACCAAAGATATGCAGCCAGATTTCCATCCGGAATCCCAGAAATTTGTCCAATGGTAAAAATAGTTACACCAATCAATATAAATATACGAAATACCCACATCCATTGAAGCATCGTTGCTCCACGTCTCATATCATTAGTAATTTCACCACCTTTTGCAGCGCGCGCTGAAAGTGGAGATGTTCCTGATTCATCTGATTCTATGGTTTCTTTTCTTCGCAAACTTGCCATTTATATATATTAGTATTTATAAAATTAAATACTAATGTATATCGGGATAATATGAATATAAAAATAAAATCTAACGATTTATTAAATGAGTAACTTTAATACACAACAAAACCATCCTTTAATCCCCAGAGAACAAACATACGTTCTTGATAGAAAGCTGATCTCTTTTCATTCCACCGATAGAGACATATCCAAATGGACTCATGCCAATCATTTTGAAATTATGTTACCATCATCCTTAAAAAATGTACAATCCATGCGATTAGACACTATTTCTATTCCAAATGATCAATATGTTTTTAGTTTTCAATATCAAAATACAATGCTCGCATTCAGTCTCGCCCCATATGGACCGACGACATATGAAACATATTATACTATTAAGATTGAAGAGGGGTCATATACTCCCGATGAATTGGCTACCGAAATACAGACTAAAATGAATAAAGCTGTTTCAGATGAATTGGGTGTCGTATATAATCACTTTGTTTGCAAATATAATAAAGTGACGAATACCTTTTGGTTTGGAAATAATAAGGAGTTTTTTTCTCTCCGTTTTGATGTCAAATTCGATTATGAACGGGAATACAATAGACAACTATGCCCTAATCAAGTTATTGTTTGGGAAAGATACACAGATTGGGGACTCCCTTCCAATCTAGGATATCAGAAAACTATTTATGAAAGTACTAAAACGCCGCAACAATGGAACTTTACCACCAATACATTAGAAAATGCCGGCGGTCCCTTCGGTTTTGATTATCAAAAAGATAATCTTAATAAATACTGGCTAAAAGGTATCAATAATAATAATTATTTTGTAGATGTTAGAGATCCAAGCCCACCTGCAGATTTATCCGTACTTTCTGGGATGATCGGTCGGTACGGTGTATCGTGGTGTTACCCGTGTAATGATAATAGAAGTCCGTATCCTCCTTTGCCCGGTCGTGCATCCGGTCCTCCACCGCCTACAGAAAAAGAATGGAAGGAGAGAGCAAAAATATGTAATATTAATATTATGGGAGCAGATGTCATTTATATGGAAGTAGATAGATATAATACTATGGATGAAATAGCACCTTATTCTAAAAATACATCAGCAGAACGGTGCAATGATTATCATGGCAAAGTAAACTCTGCCTTTGCCAAAATCCCTGTACCCTGTAGAGCGTTCTCACAGATTTTTGATACAAGAAATGCCTTTTTAATGAATATTTCTCATTATGAACCACCCATTGAGCGCCTCACTAGACTAAAATTTAAATTCCGATACCATGATGGTCGTTTGGTTGACTTTAAATGCTTGCCATTGTCCTTTACTATTGAATTTAATATGCTACGAAATGAACAACTTCGGGCTAAGAATGTAAGAATTCCCGGATTATATACTTTATAAATGCTTATTAACCGCTTGGAGTATTGTTTTATCGGGAAGGGTAGCCAGATCTGCTGTACTGAATTCGTTACCAAATAACTGTTTTGCTCCAAAGAACTGTGGTTTTTTCATCTTCTCGGTCTTATAATATATATATAACCCATATTTCCCCTTCCTTATCGATGTATTTTTATCTAATATACGATGAACTTTAGGATTGGTACTTTTTTTACCCAATAATATATCAATCACATCTTCCAATACAATGGTGTCAGGGCGTTTTCTTATACTTTTAAGCGAATAGTTTTTACCATCATGTGTCATATACAACCCAAACTTTCCTTTTTTCAATATGACTTCCTCATTTTTAAATGAACCAATGCTGCGCCCAATAAATGTATCTTCTACAATAACAATATCCTCTAATTTATAATCTCCATTTCTAAGTTTCTCCATATCAAGATCTTTTTTTACTTTTTTAAATTTGATGGTACCATTATCATCATGTTTAATAACCGGTCCATAGCGCCCGATCATATACGTATGATTATCATCAATCTTTATTTCTAGTTTAGATATTGTTACATTTTTCAGTAGACTACCCATGGTCTCGTCACAGTCCCGACATAAATCCTGCCAAATTGTTGCTCCCTGGCTGATTTTATCTAACTCTTTCTCCATATTCTCCGTATAGGAATACACAAATAACTCATCAAAGTTGTCAATTAAGAACTTTACCACCATTTTTCCCAGTGGTTGCAAGATTAATTTATTTTTTTCATTTCCGAACACTCTATCCAGTTCGATCTCCTCTAATTCTTCTCCAACTAGTTGATAATCTGTACATTTTACCTTAGCCCCCTCTATATTTCCCTTTTGAACATAACCACGTTCTTGAATTTTGGAAATTAGACTAGAGAAGGTAGATGGTCTCCCAATCCCCCGCTTTTCCAACATCTGAACCAGACGCGCCTCTGTATAATGGGTCTTGAGATTTTTCAAATTCTCCTTAGAATATATTTTATTGTATTCTACAGGCTGGTTCTGGAGAGATTTTAAGAATGTAAATAGCTCATTTTCTTTATTATAACCCCTTACAATCAACCATCCGGGAAAATTCACCAATTCTTCTGAGTGCTTATAAACATATTTTCTTGGCGACGTCACTACTGAATTCATAACATCCAGTATCGCATCACTCATACAACTTTCCACTGTATTTGCCCAAATCAAAGCATATAACCTCTGCTCTGCAGCTCCTAGCGATACATTAGTTGTACCAAGTTTTGTGGGACGGATTGCTTCATGTGCCTCTTGTGCATTTTTATCTTTTGATTTGCTTTTACCAATAATTAATGAATTGATATTCTTTTTAATATAAGAATCATTCACTGACCATCGCCCCTTAATAAATTGTTTCGCTTGATTCACAAATTCTTTACTGTATTTTTTATTATCAGTTCTCATATAAGTAATATATCCGCCTTCATATAATTTTTGTGCCAATTGCATTGTTCTTTTTGGCGAGAAATGCAATTCATTAGAAGCGCACTGCTGTAGTGATGATGTGGAGAATGGATTGGGTGCGCGACGAATGCTCGTAGTTTCCGTACAAGGAATCATCTGATGCTCAAAACCAACACTGTCTTCAAGAAATTCTTCCATTTCCTCATTGGTTTTATAGTCGTGATTTAGTTTATATTCCAGATCTTTTGAAGTGAAATAGCCCTTGGTTTCAAAAGCCTTTGTCCCCGGCGCCTGGTCAATATCCTGCTGATTATCATACACTAAACGCAATGCAGGCGTTTGACAGCGTCCAGCTGATAAACCTGATTTATCCTTACCATTACAAAAGAACTTTTTCCACAATACAGGAGATATGGTATATCCCACCAATCTATCCAAAACCTGCCTCCCTAATTGCGCATACACCTTCTTCATATCAATGGTAGTAGGTGACCGGATAGCCGCTTCTAATGCTGGTTTTGTAATTTCATGAAATATAATGCGCTTGGTTGTACTGATAGGTAAATGTGCCAATCTGCAAATGTGCCATGCGATAGCCTCACCTTCTCTATCATCATCTGTGGCGAGGATTACCTCCTGAGCCTTTTTGATATGATCGCGGAGAGATTTAATAAATTTATTTTTTGTTGGCATAAGTTTGAATTCTGGTGAGTAATTATCATCATTATTTACATTACTGAGCTGATAGATATGACCAAAACTTGCAACACACTTGTACCCCTTTCCCAAGTATGATTCGATCTTTTTGCATTTTGCCGGTGATTCTACGATCACTAGTTTTACCATTGTTTGTTTATTATTTAAATAATATGATTTTATGTTGTTTCAATTTATTTTAGAGAGTTAATATATAAAATGGCAGCTGCTGCAATACCCGAACTCGCTTATACAACGGCGCTTTACAGCCTTGATAATAAAAAGGGTACATTAGTAAGTACTATTCCACCCGGAATGCATACTATTTTTCCTCCGTCATTAACACATACTGACTTAGCGCAAGCTATTGCTGTTCAACATGCGGCATGTTTTAAGACTGGAGATGATACACCTGGAGAAGTTGCTCGTTTAAAAAAAACATTCTCCGGCAATACCATTTTTATTGCTATTTGCGTTGGACAAACAAAGGCTCAATATGGACAGCCTTTCCCAAATAGCATGGACCAATCATCGGCAACTGTTCAACACCATGATCATATTGGTGAGGCAACGGGAACTTGGTTACCCGCACAATATTGGATACACGAAGTGTGTAGATTTAAAAACAAAGAAATGCTTCAGCAATTAGCTCCAACTCTTACACCGGGTCAAGTAAATGAATTTTTTAAACAGGAGTCCCCCGTACAACTTATAATGAATCTATTAGAAAGTGTCATTTGTAATCAGGGAAACAATAAACATGCCGCCGCGTTTTTAATGGTTGAAACGAAGCCCGATCACGGTAGCGCTGATTTT